ATGGCGCAGCGTCGACGACGGCAGTACGGGACCGGATCCGTCACACAGAGGAAAGACGGCAAGTGGGTCGGCCGGATTGACGCCGGCTTCACCTCGGAGGGCAAGCGCCGAGTGCGCTCCGTTGTCCGCTCGAGCGAGTCTGAGGCCAAGAACGCGCTCAAGCTCCTCGTCCGCGAGGTCCAGGACAATGGGGGCGAGACCGGAGACGCCCGCACCTCCGTCAAGCACTGGTGCACGCAGTGGCTCTCGATGCGCCACGACAAGGTGCGCCCCGCGACGTTCGCCTCCGACAAGTCCGCCGTGAACCACTGGATCATCCCCACGATCGGGAAGCGCCGCCTCGCCGACCTCTCCCCCGCCGACCTCCGCAAGATCGACAAGGCCGTCCGCGACGCCAACAGGTCGACCGCGACGTCGAAACGGGCCCGCGACGTCCTCACCCTCGCTCTCAAGGCGGCGATCCTCGAGGGCCACACGGTGCCGCAGCGCGTGCTGATGGTGGAGTCTCCTGCCGCGCACCGCTCCGACCGCACGTCGATCCCCGTCGAGGATGCGATCGCGCTCCTCAAGGCCTCCGAGGGCACCCCGGACCGGTCCCGCTGGGTCGCCGCTCTCCTGCAGGGCATGCGGCAGGGCGAGTGCCAGGGCCTCACGTGGGACCGCGTCGACCTCGAGGCGGGCGTCGTCGACATCGGCTGGCAGGCGCAAGAGCTCGTCGCCGAGCACGGCTGCGAGGGCACCTGCGGCCGCAGGCGCGGCGGTTCGTGCCCTGAGAGGCGGTTCCACATCCCCGATGGCTACGAGGCCGTCCAGATCCACGGGCGCTGGCACTGGACCCGGCCGAAGACCGAAGCGGGCGAGAGGCCTATCCCTCTGCTGCCGTGGATGGTGGTCGCCCTGCGCCAGTGGAAGGACGAAGCGCCGGCATCACCGCACGGGCTCGTCTGGCCTTCCGCCGACGGTGGCGTGCGTGAGGACGCCGAAGACCGTGACGCCTTCAAGGCCCTGCAGGAGACTGCCGGCGTGCAACACCCGAATGGGCGCGCCTACCACGTCCACGAGGCCCGCCACGCGACGGCGACCATGCTCCTCGCCCTCGGCGTCGACACGCAGATCATCATCGCCATCATGGGGCACAGCAGCGTCCTCAGCACCAGGCGGTACCAGCACGCCGACCTCAAGATGATGCGCACCGCCCTCGAAGGCGTCGCCCAGCGGCTCGAGCTCACCGCATGACAACGCCCCCGACACCATGGCGGTGCCGGGGGCGCTCCGTCGTGAGGTCAGGAGACCTTGGGGAAGACGGGGATCGCCCCGCCGCCGGTCTCGCCGCCCTGCATCTCCATGAAGGTGAACGTGCCGGAGAGGTCCGTCCCGTCATCGACGACGAGGTACTGGGTGTCCTTCGCGGTGGGCGCGATCTCACCGTAGGCGTCCTCGTGGGCCTCCCAGATCGCGTCGTAGGCGGGGTCGCCCAGCCCTGACCCCATCGCCTCGGAGACGTCGTAGAGGTACCCGCCGAGCGACTGCCACTCGTGCTGCTCCCCACCCTCGGTGACGGACGTTGCACCGTAGAGGGTCTCGCTCCCCGTGCCCTGAGTGTTGTCGATCTCGACCGGGATCACCTTGACCCCATCGGTGTCTCCCCCGGCCCCATTGACGATCTCGGCAAGGTCGGCCGGGAGATCCGTGGGCGTCCCGAGCGTGTACGTTGCACCGCCCTCTGAGAACCCGAACGCCCCTTCAATCTTCAAGGGATCGGCGACGCTCGGGTCCATGCACTGCCCCTCGATCTCGTCCCAGAGCTCCGGATCGCAGTCCTCTTCGCTGACCCCTGCCTGAACCGAGGGCTCTTCGTCGGTCACCCCATTCGTGTCCGCCAGATCATCGCCGCCATCGCTCACTCCCCCCGCGTCGCTCTGCTGGGTCTGGGCGGGCTTGGCAGCATCCTCTGTGCCCCCGCAGCCGGCGAGCATGAGGGCAGCGAGGACGGGGACCGCGAGGGTGAGCAGGGTGCGCTTCATGGGGTTCTCCTGGGGAGTAGGGCGGGATGAACTGAGAGTAGGCAGACGCGCCGACATTCCGGACGGTTCGTGATGGAACCGTGACTGTGACCTGCCCTATGAGGCCCAGTGGGCGTCGCGGAGCCGCTTGGTGAGGGCGGCGCGCTCGTGGTCGGTGAGGGCGTGGAGGCGGTCGACGACGGTCTCCGGCATGACGTCGAGTTCCTGCGCGATGACGATCGGGTGCGGGGACCATGCGGCTGCTTCGCCGAGCTCATCGACATGGATGAGACCGCAGGCGACTTCGCGGTCGATGCCGTGCTCGACGACGGCGAGGCAGTGGCCGGTGTGGCCGCGGGCGTAGTGGGTGAGCTCGTGCTCAAGGACGACGCGGCGGTCGACGGCGGTCAGGCGCTCATCGAGCCAGATCGTGGAGGTGCCGTCGGTGTAACCGAGCAGGCCCTCGGGCAACGGTGCGTCGAGGATCCGAGGTTCAAGCATGCCCGGACGGTAACCGGCCATGGCGACATCTCAGGACTCGGCGTCAGCGTCCTCGAACTCAATGGGTTCATCGGAATCCGCGGAGTCGAAGCGCAAACCATCCGACTGCCGCAGGATGGGGAGCGTGAAGCTGTCCAGCTCGAACCTGGAGGCCAGAGACGAGAAGCCCTCGCGGATGTAGGGGTACGCAGCGAACATCGAGACGCGCGCGCCGTACTCGTCCACCGCAGCCTTGGTCGGCCTGAGATTCGTCGGAATCTCGACCTTGACGACGACGTCGACGATGAGTTGGTACCCCTCGTATGCGACAGATGCTACGAACCGATGCTCGAACTGCCCTCGGCTCGCGCGGAAGTTGACCGACAGATCCAAGCTGTCCGTGTCGGTGACCGTGTCGGTGACTCGTATCGGCGGCAGCCCCTCGCCGTCCCACGGAACCCCCGCGATGGCGTAGAAGTACGGTGTCATGCCGTCCGCGGCAGCAACGAGAGCGTGGATGTCGGCGACCACGTCGCCGTCGGGCAGGTTCAGATCGTCGCTCACGCGACAGCCCAACCCTTCGCAGACTCACCGGACGCGCTCTCAGCGTAGGTGGGGCCCGACCATCCTCCACGGATGGACGCTGATGCCAGACGAACCGGCTCTTTGTGCAGTGTGCGGGTCTTGGTCCAGCCACCGTCGACCTTGATCTCGTCCCACACGCGATGCATGAAGGACTCCGTCTCCATGCGCGACGGATACGACGCGGCATCGTCCACGACTGTTCCGCGGGCACGGAGCCACTCGAGCACCTCTGACCACAGCCAGATCGGGTCGGGCGCGATGAAGTACGACGAGGGGAACTCGGCCCCCCGGTCGCCGCACACGTAGTTGCCCACGGCCTGCGTTGTCAGATTCGCTCGGCGCGCTATCTCGCTGCGGGTCACGAGCTCGGGGACGTAGCGACGGACTCGGATGCCAGCCTGCCCCATCGCACGGCGAGCGATTTGGAAGGCGTCCTGGGCTCCGTCCGCCTCGACGAAGGCGGTGATTGTCGGGGCTCCGTGCCCCTCGGCGGCGATCACATCGAACTGCGCATCGAGCTGATCAAGCTGGTCATCGGTGGCTGATGCAACCTCAAAGGTCAGGGCGTACAGCATGTGCGTCATCTTCTCCCCCATGCCGAGTGTTGTCTAGTCGAAACAGTACTACGTCACTGAATCAGGTCGTGCTTCAACGGGCAGTGCCTGGCTGAGCGCTCGACCTGCTGAGCGTGGACATCCGGGACGCGCGGCGTGCCATTCACCTTGATGGAACGCTGGTCGTGCTCGCACGGACAGAGGAGCCTGAACTTGTGACCTGCACGCACGACTGTCCACCCCTCCCCCATCAGCGCAATGACGATTGCCGCGACCGGCGGCTTGCACTCCTTGCGCACTACTTTCGCGGAGAGATGATCCCTGCTGGCCAGATTCACGCCCCGCCGTCCTCGGCGTCGCGGTCCTGCTGCTCCCGGGCCTCGCGGCCGCGGTTCCTGCCGTGCTTCGCGGCGAGGTCGAAGTCGCCGAGGTCGAAGTCGGCCGGCGGCCGCTGAGCGAGGTTCCCCTCACTCTCCTCGTCGCGGCCCCCCTGGGCTGGGCGCACGGACTCCGGCATCCACATCGCGTCGGCGGGCGGGGTTGTTGCGCCATCCTGCTGAGCGTCACGCGCCACAGGGTCCGCGGAGTCGGCGGTTCTGGGGCTAGATGCTGATCGGTCACGGCTGCTCCTGGTGCGGTCGAAGCGCCGTGCGATCTCCGCCAAGAGGGCGGCGTCGCTGTAGTCCTCGATCGAGGGGGTTTCGGCGCTCTGGATCAGACCATCGAGGACGGATGCGAGCCGCGCGGCGTATCGCTCAGAGAGGGTCTCGCCGCGTTCCCAGTTGCCGACGGTCCGCATCGTGACGCCGACGCGTTCGGCTAGCTGCTGCTGCGTGAGGCCTGCCCGCTGTCGCGCGGCACGGATCTCGTCTCCAGTGGTCATGGCAGGAGCCTCCGAGGCAAGTCGAGGAAAAGTCCAGCAAGCCGATTCGGCAGCCGGGTGCCGAGTCTAGGAAAACCACGGCTGTAATTCGACCCCGTGTGTGCAGGTCAGCGCCAATGTTCCACTCCTTTCCTTTCCCTGCTTGACATACTTTCCTGCTGTTGCCTATCGTGGTCTGCATGACACAGCGACTAGTCCTCGGCCCCGCGGTCAAGGCGCTCCGAGTGGCCTACGGGATCAAGCAGAGCGACCTCGCCGTCTCGTGCGACATCACTCCCGGATTCCTCTCCAACCTCGAAGCCGGCCGCAAGCAGCCCTCACCGACGAAGGCCCGCGAGATCGCCGAACGACTCGGCGTCCCACTCGACGCCATCACCTACGTGATCCCCAGCGAAGCCGCCGCGTGACATAGCGCGGCACACATCCCAGTAGCACCCAAGCCCGCGGGTTACCGCGGCCGCCTCTCAGGAGGCGACCTCGAAGGAGACACCCATGTCCATCTCCGAGGCGAAGGCCATCGTTGCCGCCGCCATCCCCGACATCAGCAACAAGCAGCTCAAGATCGCCGCCGCCGTCTACCTCAACTGGTGGAACGGCCATAGCGCCTCCATCGGGTACAGCGACCCCACCGGAGAGAAGGCCGTGCGCCGCATCCTCGGCTACTTCGACATCGAACCTGCCGCCGCCTGACCCCACACCCACCGAGCCCCTCGCCATCCGGCGGGGGGCTTCTTCGTACCCAAGGAGCCCCCGTGCATCGAGGCACACCTATCCCCCGCTACCAGGAACTGATCCGCGAGTACATGCGCACCGGCCTCCGCCGTCGCCCCACCCACAGGAAGGACCAACGATGACTGCCACATTCGCCCGCACCGCCGACCCGGTCACCTCGCACGAGGCCGTCCCTACCGCCAGCAAGCGCGCACTGCTCCGGCTGCGGATCCTCGACATCCTCGGCGAGCACGGCCCTCTGACGCACGACCAAATCTACGAGCGCTACATCGCCCGTCACGAGCCGCGCGCCGCCAGTCACACGACGCGGCAGAACGTCAGGTCTCGCACCTCCGAGCTCGAGCAGGCGTACATGATCCGCGCCGTCGACCGCGACGGCACGTCACCCACCGGCCGGCGTGCGACCCGCTGGGACGTCTGGAGGGATGAGAAGTGACCACCATCCCCCTGCCCACACCGAAGGAGGCGGCACCGCCGCGCGCTTGGGGACTCAACGACCACGACGCCGAAGCGCGCCGCCGAGTCGTCCTCGCGATCCTCCCCTACCAACGCGACCCCGACTCCGTCATCGAACTGGCCGACTACATCCTCGAGGGCCCCGAAGAGGAGGACGACTGATGCCCACCAAGCTCGCCGTCACTATCGACGAAGCCGCCGACCTCGTGCCCTTCTCCGCGGACTACCTGCGCAAGGCGATCCGCCGCACCGACGGGAACCCGCTGCCCGCGCGCCTCGCGGGTCGCAAGTACGTCATCCGGGTCGCGGACCTCGAGGAGTGGCTCACGCACGAGGGAGTCGCGGCATGACCGACTTTCTCCTCGCTGCAGGCCTGCTCGTCGCCTACGGGGCCGCATTCATCGCCGTGCCGCTGATGATCACCGCCGGCCTCTACCGGCTGGGGGTGCTCCGTGGCCGATGAGATCCGCCAGATCTGGGACGCCCTCGAGCACCGGCAGACCGAGCCGGAGCTGCCGCGCCGCCAGAACAACCCGTGGCTCCCGGAGTACCAGCGCGCCCCGCGCGCGAACGCCCACCGTGACCCCGTCGGCAACCGGGCCGCCGGGAACGTCGACAGGGAGAGGAAGTCCCGATGAGCACCGAACTCGAGCAACAGATCCGTGACGCCACGGACGCGGACCGGGCCAGGCCGCGCTCCCTCTACGACAGCCCGTTCGCGCCCACGTTCTACCCGCCCGTGCACTTCGTGCGGAAGATGACGATGGTCCGCCTCGACGAGGACGGCATCCCGGAGGTGATCCCGACATGACCACCCTCACCGAACACGAACACATCGCCGACTACTCGCGGGACGGCATGAACTCGCGAGAGCTGCTGCGGGACGTGAGCATCCCCGACGACGTCGCCGATGCCGCGTGGTCGACGCTCAAGAGGTACGGGGCGCTGGATCTCGCACCGATGCTGGGGGTGTCGCAGTGACCCTCACCTTCAAGGAGTCCTCCCACCGGTACCGCCTGGACGGAAAGGCCGTGACGGGTGCGACGACGATCATCGGCGGGGGCGTGCCAAAGCCGGCACTCACCTACTGGGCGGCGAACCAGGCCGCCGAGGCTGCCGCCGACTGGGCCGCTTCCTTCAAGGATCTGCCGCCGTCGGAGGCCGCCTGGAACCTCGCCAGTATTGACCGCGACTCTCTCTACGAGGAGTGGCGCAAGGCCCCGTGGAAGAAGCGTGACGAGGCCGCCGTGCGCGGCACCGCTGTCCATGCGCTAGCCGAGCGGGTCATCCATGGCGAGGACGTGGACGTGCACGACGAGCTCGTGCCGTACGTCGAGGGGTACGTGGACTTCCTCGACACCTGGGACGTGACACCGATCCTCACCGAGAAGTCGGTCGCCTCCCGCGAGCACTGGTACGCCGGCCGCTTCGACCTGATCGCCACCGTGCCCACCCTGCACGGCGGCGAGCCAATCGAGATCGACCTCAAGACCAGCCGAGGCGTCTACGCGGACACGGCCATCCAGACCGCCGCGTACGCCCGCGCCGAGTTCTACGTCGAGGACGACGACCCCGACACCGAGCACGCGATCCCCGACGTCGCCGCGACCTACGTCGCCCACGTCACCGCCGAGGGCACCACCCTCTACGAGCTGTCTCCCGACCGGGAGCACATCGACCAATCGTTCCGGACGTTCCTCGCCGCGCTCGCGGTGAAGGGCCGCTGGAACCCGAAGACCCTCCAGGAGGTCACCCGATGAGTGAAGTCGTCGTCCATCAACCCCAGCAGGCGCTGGACCTCGAGCAGCAGATGAACTACTCGAAGGCCCTCGCCGCGGCGTCCATCATCCCGAAGGACTACCGCAACTCCCCCGCGAACATCCTCGTCGCCATCGGCTACGCCCAGGCACTCGGCGAAGCCCCCATCGCGGCACTGACCGACGTGTACGTCGTCAACGGCCGACCCTCCATGTCGGCGAGCATGATGCACCGACGCGCGCTCGAGGCCGGGCATCGCGTCCGTGTCGTCGCCGACGACCAGCAGGCAACCGCCTCGATCTGGCGGCGCGACGATCCGCAGTACGAGCACAAGGTCACCTGGACCATGGATGCCGCGCAGAAGGCCGGGCTCACGAAGAACCCGACATGGAAGAGCTTCCCCGCGGCGATGCTCCGCTCTCGCGCGATCTCCGAGGCCTGCCGACTCGCATGCCCGGAGGTGCTCGGCCCCGCCAAGTACACCCCGGACGAGATCGGCGGCACGTTCGCTGACGCCCCGGAGGGCGCGCCGGCGGCTGCCCCGCAGTCGACCACCAAGGTCTCCCGCCGGAAGCGCGAGGAACCGAAGCAGGAGCCGGAGCCCACCCCCGCCGCCGATACCCACGGCCAGGACGATCTGCGCGCCGCGATCGCTGGAACCGGTGAGGTGATCACGGCGGACCAGATGAAGAAGCTCTGTGTCCTGCTCGGCGAGAACGACATCGACGAGAAGAACTACGAGGCCATGTCCCGCGTGATCGGACGCGAGATCTCCAGCAAGAAGGACCTCAGCAAGGACGAAGCGTCCCGGCTGATCGACTCCCTCGAGACCCGCATGCAGAACAGGAGCAACTGACATGGCGAACGACACGATCATCACGGTGGTCGGGAACCTGACGGCCGATCCCGAGCTGCGCTTCACGCAGTCCGGCGTCGCCGTGGCCTCCTTCACCATCGCCTCCACCCCCCGCACGTTCAACCGCCAGTCGAACCAGTGGGAGGACGGCGAGGCCCTGTTCCTGCGCTGCTCGCTGTGGCGCGACGCCGCCGAGAACGCGGCGGAGTCCCTCGAGAAGGGCACCCGCGTGGTCGCGCAGGGCCGCCTCAAGCAGCGCTCCTTCACCGACCGCGAGGGCAACAACCGCACCTCGATCGAGCTGGACGTCGACGAGATCGGCCCGTCCCTGCGCTACGCCACCGCGAAGGCCAACAAGGTCCAGCGCGGCGGATCGAGGGGCGGTAGCAACGAGTCCCAGGCCCCGCAGGGTGGGGGCTTCTCAGGCCAGCCCGCCGGCGACCCGTGGGCCGGCGGCAACCAGGGCGGGTACGACGACCCGTCGTTCTGACCCCCACCAGTAGCAGTACCCAAGGCTCCGTCATCCGGCGGGGCCTTTCGCATCTCACCAAGGAGAACCCCATGCAGACCAAGACCCTCGTCGAGGCTTCGGCCGACATCATCACGATCACCTCGCTCAAGGCGGGCGACGTCTACAAGCGCCTCGAGAAGTCCTACTCCGGCTACTCGGTCCTCTACGGCGTCGTCACCAGCGTCCTGCACAACGGCACCGACGCGGCGATCCTCACGATCGAGTGGAAGAGCAAGTTCGAGGGAGTCGAGTCTGAGGCCAAGGTCTTCGGCACCGACGACGACATCAAGATCTTCGCCGCCACCCCGGACGAGGTCACCGAGCACCTCGAGGACATCAAGCGCGCCGGTGAGCGGGCGATCCGCGAGGCCGAGAAGAAGAAGCAGAAGGCCGAGGAGGCCCTGGCCCGCGCGACCGAGGCCTACGAGATCGCCGCCCGCGACGGCCTCACCTCGCCGGCGTCCGTGAACGCCTGACCCTTCCCCGCATCCCCAAGCCCTCGCCGATCACGGCGGGGGCTTTCTCTATGGCCGCCCGGCGCTGGCAACGCGACGTTCGAGACGTCGGCCGGGCACTCCCAACCACAACACGAAGGAGCCCACCATGGCCTTCCGGAAGCTGCAGAAGCCTGCCCGTAGCGGTGGCTCGCCCCTCCCCCAGATCACGATCGGCGCGACCGGCTCGAACCGGCAATCGTTCCTCGCCCTCAACGCGGCCGCCCGCAAGGCACTCGGCCATCCCGCCGCGGTCTACCTCGAGTGGGACCCCGACGAATACCTGCTGCGGATCGTCGCCTCATCCCCGGAGGACCCGGCGGCGTACACGCTCACGAAGTCGACGGGCCGGATCTCCGTCACGGGGATCATGCGCGAGCTCGGCATCGACACCCGCACCACGCGGACCGTGCCCGTGAAGCCGCAGGGCCGCGTCGCCGTGATCGCCGACCTGTCCGAGCTGCCCGCCGCTGGCGCGGTGCGGCCCATTCGGGGGACGGCGGCGTGAGCGCCCTGGCCCGCATCCCGCTGCCGTTCAAACGGTTCGACCTGACCGTCCGCGAGCACAGCGAGCAGTTCCCGGTGTCTCCGACGTGGGCTCCCGGGATCGTGCACGTCGAGATCGACGGACACAGGCTCATCACGCGCATGACCGTGCAGTGCTCGGTGTGCCTCCGGACAGCGACCGGCAGATCTGCGACGGCCTGCGTGATCCTCGGCGGCTGGGACTTCCACCCCGACCCCGGCGAGCTCGGACACACCAATCACCGCCGCTGCCCCGACTGCCGGTCCGCGAGCCGCCACCCCGCCGAGCAGCTCGACCTGCTCGACCACCTCGAGGAGACCTCATGACTCCGATCCCTGACGTCGCCGACTACGTCGCTCTGGGCCTCATGGCACCCGACCCGCCGGCGGACGCGTGCCCGTACTGCGACCGCACCGGGGGCCACGAGCCCGACTGCTCCGAGTCCGGAGACTTCACCCCCTCCAGGTACACCCCGACCCGCTGGAAAGAGGAGCACCCGTGGTGACCGCCCTGGTCTACGCGTTCGGGATCTTCCCGATCGTCGGGGCCGTGATCGCGATGGCCATCGTGGCCGCTGTCGAGTTGCGTTCACTCGTGGTCCGCCGGTTGCGGGCACGAAGAAAGGGTGTTCACCCCGCCGACTGGGGGTCGAACCGCAGGAGACGAGCCGGCGGGGTGAACGAACGAGGCCCCGGGAGGGGCTCAGCTAGCCGCCAGGAGAGGGAGGGTGTCCGGCCCTCGACCTGTCTGCTGGGTGGGCGTAATGAACACGACGTCCACGAGGTGCTTTCGGCCGAACTCGATGCAGGTCGAGTCGATCTCGGCACGCAGTCGGCCGAGCGCTCTCGGGTCGATCTCGGCTGCGCGCGTGAGGTCGACGCGAACGGGTGCGCCGGGATCGAACGTCCTGGCTCGCTGGATGTGCTTGGCGAGGACGGGCGCGGTATCGGAATTGAGTGAGCCGGTAACGGACAGCTCAATAGCGTCCTTGCCGACGTCTGCCTTGACTAGCACAGAGATCTTTCCGGGCATTGCTGAGGTCTCCAATCAAGTCGCCGTAACGAGTTCCTGGATGGCACGGAGAATACACCTGGGTTCGGAGAGGTGCAACCCCCGTCACCAGGCACTTTGCTGACCCCTCTGCTCTGCGTGCATCCGAAACGGCCGATCCGTGGCACACCTCGCGCTACCTCCCAGATCAAGAATCCACCTTTAATGCAGTCAGTTATTTCGAATAGGAAGCGAAGAAATGAAAACTCGAATGGAAGCATTTGCCACTGCCCGCTTCGCCACGCACCCGGACGGGAGGATCGCCGCACGCGTCAGCCCGGAGAACATCGCCCCGTGGGCAGTGCCTTTCGAGCTCGGAGAGAAGCCCCTGTTCCACTCCGATTCGGTCATGTCCCTGGAAGGCTGGTCCCCGCTGGACGAGACCCGCCTCCCGCGCGTCGTGACCGACGAGTTCGTGGACTTCGTGCACGAGGATTACTTCTGGTCCACGAGTGACCGCGTGCGCCTGGAGAAGCCTGCGTTGCGCCACGCCCTCAACGATGCAGTGAAGCGCTCTACCGCCCCGACGACCGACGACACCTCGGTGGACTACCACGCGATGTGGCGGAAGGCCGAGCGTGAGCGCGAGCAGGCCGAGGCGACCGCCGAGCGTTATGGCCGGACCATCGACAAGCTCCAGGCCCGGATCAAAGAGCTGGAGGTCCGCGCGGAGAGGGCCGAGCAGGAGCGGGACTCCTGGCGCTCCCAGGTCCCGCTCGCGGAATGGGAGAAGGACCTGATCGAGAACCGGCCCCTGACCGCCCGCGAGCATCGCGACGCGATGTGGGCGCGCGGCCACCGCCCCGTGAACGGTGCCATCCCGGCGGGCACGCCCTACATGTTCCGCGACCCCGACGGCTTCATCGGCGTGGACCTCGCGGACCACGACGTGCCCGCGATCGACGGCCCGGAGTTCGTCGAGCGCCGCCTGATCGACCCGCCGACCCCGACCCGCCCCGAGGGAGCCGAGGCGCTGTCCCGTCTCATCGCGGACGCCGACGTGGACGAGTGGAACTGCGGAGACCTCGCCGACTACCTGGCCAAGCACGGCGTGCGTGTGACCGAGGACGGCACCCCATGAGGGCCGCCCGCGTCCGCGTCTGGCGCTCCGAGGTGTTCACCCACCACTGGTGGATCGACTACTACGACACCCACGGCTACCTCATCGACTCCCGCCACCGACCCACCCACGCCGCTGCTCTGGCGCACGCCCTGTCCGCTGTGGAACTCGCACCTGAGGAGGAGCGATGAGCGCTCCCGTCCGCATCGCGGAGACCTGCTCGTGCGGGGCTTCGATCGAGATCGTGGGCGGGAGTCTGCACCGCCGCGACGAGAACCCCGCGAACCCCCGCAGCGCCGAGGAGGTCGTGGAGCGCTGGCGCACCGACCACCATCACGCCCTGGCCGCTGTGGGACTCGCACCCGAGGGGGAGCGATGAGCGTCGATCCACCCCGCTACGGGCCCTGGCACCTCTGGTTCGCCTGGCATCCCGTCCGCACCGACCAGCACGGCTGGCGCTGGCTCCGCACCGTCGAACGCCAGCAGTGGGTCGGCGGGCGTTCCTGGCGCGGCTGGGACTACCGCCCCACCCCCGACAACCGCAAGGAGATCCGATGAGCATCACCGACCGCGCCCGAGAAGGAGAACGACCGATGAGTACCAAGCCCAACTACCATCACCTGACCGTCACGATCGCCCCGCTGGGCGACGTGCACTGGTCCATCGACTGCACCGCACCCGAGGGCGCATGGTGCCGCACCTGGTGTGACGAGGGATGCGAGAACTTCTCTGATCCCGAGCACGAGGGACACGCCATGAAGGACCAGGGCACGTGCGGTATCGCCCCGTGGTTCGACGACAGCTCCATGATCCCGGAGATGTACGAGGGCATCGAGCAGCCGCTCCGCTCCGGCCCCGTGTCCCTGCACGTCTCGGACGACGAGACGTCGTGGGAGTACGTCGAGGACGCGGCCCGATGAACATCACCGACCGAGCCCGAGCCGAAGCCGAGCGGCGACACTTCCCAATCGACCGCCCGCCCATGACCACCGAGCGATGCGCCGTGCAGGGCTTCATCGACGGGGCAGAGTGGCAGGCGTCCCTCCCGCCGACCGACGAGGAGGTGCTCGCCGCCCTCAACGCCTACACGGGCGAGGACGATTTGGGCATCGAGTCGTGGGGCAGCTACGCCGACGACATGCGTGCCGCCTTGGTCGCCGCGAGGGAGGTCCAGCGATGACCATCATGTTCGGCCCCACCGGCGGCGACCCGGCCGACTTCCAGCCCCTCGGATGGATCGACAGCCTCACGGAGCCGGTCGAGGATCCCGAGGCGCACGTGATGCCGGAGCCGACCGCGGCCACGTTCACCGCGCGCCTCAAGGGCCCGAAGGCGCGGCAGCCATGGCGGCTGTTCGCGGATCACTACACGCACCCACGGCAGGCGCTCCACAACGGGAGGAAGCCGCGATGACCACCGACCCGACCGACCTGCGCGAGAGGATCGCGCGGGCAATCTGCGATGCCGACGACGCGGGCGGGGACAACTGGACCGAGGACCGCGACTGGTATCTCGCACAGGCCGATGCTGTCCTGCCCATCGTGCGGGAGGCGCAGGCCGAGGCGTGGGAACGAGGTCGCCGGGCCGCATACGCGGAGGGGGTTGACCGCCGTTACCCGATCTGGGAGCGATCCCCCAACCCCTACCGGCAGGAGACCCAGCGATGACCCCGGCGGAGCGTGAGCGGCTGCGCGGCCTTGCCTCCGAGCACGCCGCCCTCGGCGACTACGCGGGCATGGACGCGGCCATCGCCGCCGCGGGCCACATCGCCCAGCTCGAGGCCCAGGTGCAGCGCATCCGCGCCCTCCATGAGCACCGCGCCCCCGAACCCCCGTACGTCGAGTACTGCGAGCACTGCGGGGCCGACTGGCCGTGTCAGACCGTGCGGGTGCTCGACGGCACCGAGTAGGAGAGGATGCAGGCATGAACGACCGGATCCGCATATCAAGCCCCGACGGGGATGATCGTCAGCACCTCGAGAAGCAGCTCGACGACGGTTCCTGGCAGAGGATCGAACCTGCGCCCGATCTGCAGCTGCAACTGGGGCAGATCCGGAACCTCCACCGCGACGCTCTCGAGGGGATCGCTGACGACTACGAACATCACCAGAGGGCTCTAGCGCAGGACGCCCTGGATACAGCCGACGCCTTCATCCAGGGCGCGATGAACCCAGGCAACGCGGCGGCCGAAGCCCTTAGCAAGCGGTTCCGTGGGCCAGTGGAGAAGGCTTCCGGGATCACGGCCGCCGGGAAGGAACAAGCCGAGGCCCTCGCGAACCGAACCGCACGCCCGTCGATCAAGACGCCGACCATCGAGCAGGAGCTCGCCGAGAACCCCGTCTATCAGGTCGTCGAGAGGCTCGACGAACAGAATCAGATCCTCCAGGACCAGCGAGACCAGGCTCGAGGGGAAGCGAAAGCGTCGGCGCGGCACAGCAGATGGGCACTCATCGCTGCCTGGGCTGGCGTCGCCGCCGCGGTTATCGTCCCGATCATCTTCCGGTAGCCATCACCCGAAGTACCGCGCCACCGCAATCCGCGCATCGTCTGGGACGACCAGAACCTCGAACATGTCCCACGCGAGCGCCACGTAGTCGGACGCCAGCTGCTCCGAGTCCAGCCCCTGCGGTAGATCAGCCCGCATCTGCTGGACGATCGCCCGTTCCTGACCACGCGTCAACATGACGCGAACCTACCCCAAGCCCTCACCGACCGGTGGGGGCTTCTTCTATGCCCGAGGAGCAATACGTGGCCCAAGACCACATCACCATCGACATCCCCGAGGCGCTCTGGCTGTCCTCGAACATGCGCCCCCACTGGGCAGAGAAGGCACGCAAGACCGCCGCACTCCGGCAGCTCGCCCGCCTCCGCGCACGAACCCTCCGCACCTTCGAGGTCGCCCACTGCACCGCGTTCATCGCGTACTCGCGCGCCGGCCGCGCAGACCCCGCCAACGCCGCACCGACCGTGAAAGCCCTCATCGACGGCGTCGTCGACGCCCACCGGCTCCCCGACGACGACCACAAGCACCTCATCGGCCCCGACTACCGCCGCGACCCCAACACCGGCATCAAGGGCCTGCACCGGGTGCGGCTCGTGTTCACCGACCAGACCATCGACTTCTGAGAGGAGTCCTCATGCCCCGGAAGCTCGGTGGCGCATACTTCGCCCGCCTCGCTCTCGACTACTTCGATCACCCGAAGATCGCGTCGCTCTCGGCGGAGGCGATCGTGGCTCATCTTGAGATGATCGTCTACTCCCGGAGGTACCTGACCGATGGTCGAGTGCCCCAACGAGTCGTTCAACGATTCGATGAACGAGTCGTTGACGAGCTGTGCACGAACGATCCAACCTCGCCGTCCCTCGTCCTCAACGACGACGGAAGCGGTCAACTCCATGACTACGACGATGCGCAGGAGACCCGGGCCGACGTCGAGGCAAAACGCCTGGCAGGGAAGACGGCCGGGAAGGCGAGCGCCGAGAAGCGCAAGCAGCCGTCCAACGGATCGTCCAACAAGTCGTTCAACGGATCGTCGACGAAGCGTTCAACAGAGGAAGAGGAAGAGGAAGAGAACTCGTCCGAGGTCGCTGAAGCGACCCCGAGAGAGGACGTCAATTCCCTCTGCAACCGCCTCGCTGACCGGATCGAAGCGAACGGCTCCAAGCGTCCGACGATCACCAAGTCGTGGCGAGACGCAGCCCGACTCATGCTCGACCGCGACGGCCGAGACCAATCCGAAGCCGAGCGCCTCATCGACTGGTGCCAGAACGACGACTTCTGGCGCGGCAACGTCATGTCCATGCCGAAGTTCCGATCGCAGTTCGATCAGCTCCGACTCAAGGCGAAGACCGCGCCCACCGCGCGGCCCCTCGGATCCAACGACGACGCAAGGCAGTTCCTGTCCATGAACCCCCACCTGCTCAATGGATGACACCGACCAGCCCATCAACACCGCCGCCGCGGAGCGAGCCGTCATCGGCGCGTGCATCACGTCCCCCGACTCCTACCGGTGGGCGCAGCACCTCGAGCCCGACGACTTCTCGTCCGGACGGTTCGGCGTCGTCTGGGCCACCCTGCGTGATCGACGCACCGCCGGCGAGCCCACGGACATCGCCACCATGGACGGCGTCCTCGGCCGGACCGTCAAGGGCTACCAGCCCGGCGACGTGTTCGGCCTCGTCGACGGCATGCCCGCCGGCGGCACCACAGCCCACTGGGCCGACCAGATCGCGGAAGGGTCCAAGCGCCGGCAACTCATCGCCGCCGCCGCCAGGGCCCGCCAGAACGCGACCGACGCCGACCTCGCTGACGCCCTCGCGATCGTCAAGCGCGACCTCGAGGACATCGGCAAGGCCACCTCGAGCGACCTCCGAGCCAGGCCCCTGGCCCGGGTACTCGAGGAGTCCGACGCCTACGACTGGCTGATCCCAGACATCCTCGAACGCCAGGAGCGGGCGATCTTCACCGGCGGCGAGGGCGGCGGCAAGACCACGTTGGTCCGGCAGCTCGCGATCTGCTCCGCCGCCGGCATCCACCCGTTCACGTTCCAGCCCATCGACCCGGTGCGCGTCCTCATCATCGACGCGGAGAACACCGAACGGCAGTGGCGCAGGGCGACCCGTCGCCTCGTCGCAACCGCCAGCCAGCAGGCCGACCGAGACGTCGCCGAGATGATCCCGCTCGCCTGCACACCCCGCCTCGACATCACGAGAGAGCGGGACATGTCCGCCATCCACCGCCTCATCGACGACCACCAGCCCGACCTGCTATTCATCGGACCGCTGTACAAGCTCGTCCCGAGGGCCATCCAGTCCGACGACGACGCAGCCCCCGTGCTCGCCGCCCTCGACACCCTCCGCGACCGGGGCCTCGCCCTCGTCATGGAAGCCCACGCGGGGCACGGTCAATCCGCCCAAGGGCAACGGGATCTCCGTCCCCGCGGATCCTCCGCCCTGCTCGGCTGGCCCGAGTTCGGCATGGGGCTACGCCTCGACACCGACCACCCGCCGTACCAGGCGAACCCCGGCGACTTCCGCACTCGCAAGGTCGAGCTCGTCCGCTGGCGCGGCGACCGAGACCAACGCTCGTGGCCGTCATCGCTGTACGCCTCCGGCACGTACCCGTGGGAGCCGTGATGGACATCTTCGACCTCGAGGAGCTGATGCACGACGACCCGTCCGACGACCCCGACTGGACCGACAAGGTTCAGCGGGCTCGCGAACGGGTCGCCACCTTCAACGCGCTCGCGCCCGCCCAGCAGCTCGAGCGGCTGCGCAGGCCCTGCGACGGATCGTGCCTCCTGCCCGAGGTGCGCGCCGTCGCGCTTCGACCATTCGACTAGGAGAACCCAATGACCGACCCGCCTCGCCTCGAGGTCGCCCAACGGCTGGCCGCCACCGACCAGTACTGGCGCGCCTACCTCGACGGCCTCAACGACAAGCACCACGTACTCGAGCCCCCGGATACCCCGGGGGCTTCTTCATGCCCGGAGGGAACTCAGCCATGACCGCACCCCAGCGACCGCCCCGCGACGCGATCCGCATCCGCGTCACCCCTAGCAACTCCGACGCCCTCCTCGTATGGGTCGACGCCAACGGCTTCCCGTACTTCATGCCGGAAGACCCTGAGCTCTACCTGTCCCGCGACGGCCGTGTGCTCTACGGCGAGAAGTTTCTCGTGCGCCGCACACCCGGCGGCCCCCGGTGGACCGGGCAGACCCGCCCCGCCCGTCTCGACTACGCGGTCAATCGGGAGGGGACGGACCTCATCCGCAAGCCGTTCGCCTACCCCATCGTCCGGCCCCTCGAGGACTACGCCCCCGAGCTCGCCCAGAGGCTCGGACTCACGAAGGAGACCCGATGAAGCTCGTATCCACCCTCTGCCTCGCCGCAGCATCCGTCTGCGCCCTCGCCGCGATCTGGTCGCCCTGGCACTGGCAGTCAGCCGCCACCGCCGTGCTGCTCATCCTCATCGCCGCGGGCCTCGCGGGCCAGCGCAAGCCCGACGACATCGAAGTGCACCTCCACCAGATGCACGAAATAACCCCCGAAGAACTCGCCGAAGAACTCGGGGCTCACGACCCCTCTGCCGGCAACCCCCGCGAGTTCGGGAAGAAGGCCGACCAATGATCTCCCTCCACCGCAAGACCCCGAAGCCCCACCCGAAGCCCCGCGCCCAATGGCTCGAGCTCGACGACAACGGCGAAGCCTGGTTCGTCGAACGAGCCAACGGCCTCGAGACCAGAACCCGACTCATCCCCGCCGACGAGGAGGACTGATGTTCCACCGGCTCTCCGCACGCGCACGCGACCTCTACCGCGACCTCATGGCCGAAGCGCTCCACACCTTCGCCGACACCATCCGCGACAACATCCCCGACCCCAACACCACCGGCGACCCCGTCGCCGACTCGTACCAGTGGGGCCAGATCGACGGCATTACCCGCGCAGCAACAGGCATCGACGCATGGGCCGACGCCATCACCGCAGACAAGGAGACAACGCGATGAGCAACGAGCGACTCAAGTCCTCGGCCGACGAGAAGATCCGGGACGCCTACGCGCGCGGCGATGAGCGCGCGAAGGGTCTCGCCATTACCCTCGCCAACCTCAAGGACGCACTCGAGGTACAGGAGGGCATGGTCGCCGGCCTCAAGGCCGGCATCACCAGGGACGCCCACCTGACCATCGGAGCACTCAGCAGCTGGGACATCGGCCGAACGGTCGCCTTCGAGTGGAAGGGGACCTACATGCGTGCACGGCTCGATTCGGTCCACGGTCACTACGACAGGATCATCGCCCGCAACCGCGAGCAGGGCATGGACTTCCGAGGTGGCCCCGCGAAGACGAGCGTCGACCTGGTCATCGGCGGGCACCACGTCGACCTCGTCGACCCCACGACGCCGTGCGAGGTGATCGCGTGATCCGCGGAATGATCCACGAGATCGTCTGGCGGCTCCAGCATCCCCTCTGGGACTGGTACGCCGACCGGAAGCTGCGAGCTCTTGGCTACGGCGACCACGACCGCGAGACGTACCTCGCCGCGGCCGCCGACGAGTTCCATGTCGAGCAGGCCCGGCACTACCGCGCCGACGCCGGGCAGGCCGTGTGCATGCTCGCCGCCGCCGGCGTGGAGCCACGGGAGGCCCGCCGCTACCTCCGGGCGATCCGGGGACTCAGCCCCTGGAACGTGCGCGCAGCAACCGAGCTCATCGTCCGCTGTGTCGCACAGGGGCGCGCGACCTACGACGACTACGTGCGCCTCGTGGTCCTGTCCCCCGTCAACCGCGAGATCCCGAACGACGTCGACGACGTGCGCGCTGGGAAGGTCACGGGCGACGACCTCGTCTGGAGGCTCACGACATGACCGCCCTCTACCCCTGGCGCATCCCCGAGGACCATCCCGCCGTCCCGTTCGTCAGGCCCGGCGAGATCGCCTACTCGAGGACCCGGAAGACCCGCATCTACCGGTTCGACGGCACCTGGTGGTCCATCCAGCCAGACCCATCCGGCGGGGAGATCCGCACCCGGTACCCGGATGGGCGGGCCGCGATGGTGGCGCTCGACGGGAGGAACCGGGAGAAGGCCCCGTTGCCTCCGACGATGACTGGCTTCCTCGCGGCCCTGCAGGAGCTCAACCACGACATGGCGAGCTTCGGCATCCGGGACATCCGGCACCTGCCCGGCCAGTGCCCACCCAGCACCCCCACGACGAAGGACTGCGAATGACCCCGCTCGAGAAGCTCCACGAAGCCGTCCAGGAGTACATCCGCGCCGAGTTCGACGAACAGCTGATCGTCAACCACTTCGCACTCGCCGTGCACTCCATCAACATGCACACCGTCGAAGACGAAGACCACATCGCCACCGTCGGACGAGGCCCCGCACACGCCGTGCTCGGCCTCGCCCACATGCTCGTCGCCGACTGCACCGAAGGGATCGAGGAATGACCGACGCCCAATCCGTGATCCGTGCTGTGAACCGGGCGGAGGAGGTGCACTTCATCCTCGAGGGGATGAAGCGGGTCAAACTCTCCCACCACGGCCCGACCGTCGACACCTCGGGGCCACCGAGCGCGCCCGTCAACCTCGGCATGCTCGACCTCGCCGAAGACATCCGCGCATCCCTGCAGGGCTGGTCCCAGCTCGTCAACGAAGAGCAGGGAGACCCCTACCCGAGAGACGAGACCACTGCACTCGCGCTGTTCCTGCGGCAGCACGCCATCTGGATCGCCGACGGGACATGGGCAACCGACATGGTCGAAGAGCTCGAGGGGATGAACCAGCGCGCCATCGGCATGCTCGGCATGCTCCCACGGCGCACCAAGATCCCCGAGCACTGCGAATGCGGGGCCGAGCAGTGGGTCTACCACGAGAGCGTGGCGTTCGTGCGATGCGCCGACGGGCACGTGGCATCACTGGCTGACCACGCGTACGCCGCCGACACTGAGGGGTTCAGCGTCACCCAGGTAGCCCGCATCCTCGGCGTCTCCCGATCCACCATCGGGCGCATGATCGACCGAGGAGACCTCCACGCCGAAGGGAGGCCACCCGTTGTCCCGCGACACGCCCTACAGCAATTCCGGGATGCACTTGCGTCATGACCAGGGCGGGCGGTACCTTGGGGTTACCTGGAATCAGTGCCTCCAGGTGACCGAACACCGAAGCCCCTGAGCCAACCGGCCGGGGGCTTCTTGCATGCCCCGGGTAGAGCACCCCATCCCCCGATGCCGCTCCCCGGGCGCACCCCGGCCTGGGGCAGGCCCAGGGGTGCCAGCCACCCCACCCCCACTCGAGAGACAACGAGCCCGGGGGTGGGGCCAGGCCCAGCCCCTACCGAATCACGAGTGCTCGAGCGCCCAACGCGCAGACCGCAACAGTGCTCGCTCGTGCAGCGGCACTGGCTGACCATCTGCCTCGTACTTCGCGACACGCTCCTCGACCCGAATCAGGTTCACCCAAGCCATGTACGGATCCGGGCGCGACTGACCAGAAGCATCCACGCTTCCATCGGCCGCCAGATCCACAGCGGCAACCGCGCGCACCACGGACGAGCCAGGCAGGACCGAAGTCGCAGCCGTCATCCCGTTCGCCACGCGCTCAAGACCGCGAGCCTCATGCGGAGTAGGAAGACCAAGACCAACACGCTTCGCACGCTCAACCATCTCGTCATGGTCGACATGCAGAGCATCAGCGCGCTCGAGCATCCATGAGCGCAGCGCCGCCTCCGCATCCGCCTCGCGTCGCTCAGCGATCTCAGCCTTCGCGCGATCCTGCTTCGCCTGCGCAGCCTCAGCACGCGCGTCAGCACGCTCAGCCATCGCATCAGTGCGCTCGAGCAAACGCGCCCGCCACTCCCTGTAGCCCATGCCCGGAGGATAGCCGTGAACTGGACGGAACACCCGACCAACCGGCGAACCACACGAGCACAACAGACCGCATGGCGCAGACAGATCCTCACGCGCGACCCGCAATGCCAGATCCGCGGACCACGCTGCGAAGGTCGAGCCGTCGAAGCCGACCACATCATCCCCGTCACCGAAGGCGGCGATGAGCTCGACCTCCGGAACGGCCAAGGCGCATGCCACCCCTGCCACAACGACAAGACCCAGGCCGAAGCACGCAGAGGCCAGGCCCGATGGAAGCGCAAGACGGAGCGCCACCCCGGCTTGAAGTAAACGCGCAGGCGGGGGGCACATTCCCCTCCCCTCCCCCGTCCGAACGCGCGCCGGGGTCGCTAGTCCCTCGGATCCTGTACGGGTCTGGGCGGGTCTGGCGAGGGCTAGTGGCACAGCGAAACGCCCTCCACGTCGAGCGTGAAGGGCGTCTCTGGTGCCTACTTGGCGGTGTTCTGCTGGTGGATCCTCGCGGCCATGGCTCGGCTGAGTCCTGATGCTTCGGTGATCTCGTCCCAGGTGTGGCCGGCGGCGCGGGCCTCAGCGATCGCGTTGGCGCGGTCGCTGTTGAGTTCGCGCCACATGGCGAGTCGTATGAGTGGGTCCATTCATCGCTCCTTGATCTTGCGGGCTGCGGTGTCGATCCCCCACATGATGATGGTGGTGAGGGCGGCGCGCACCTCTGCGGGGATGGGGTCGGTGGTCTGGGTGATGGCCTTGGTGGTCATTGTTCGCTCCTGGACTTGCTCTGTACTGCTGTCTACATAGTAGACTCTCTGTCACGAGTGCACAAGCACTTTGGCGAGAGAGGATGTCTAGTGACTACCACCATCAAGGGCCAGCCGACCTCTGAGGAAGTCCGTGCGCGCCTGAGGGCTGAGGGCCGCACGGTCCTCGTTGCCTACTCGGGCGGCAAGGACGCAATCGCCGCCACTCTGGCACTGCTCGAGGCCGACATCGACTTCGAGCTCGCGCACCTCTACTTGGTGCCTGGGCGAGAGCCGGGGAAGGCGCTCGACTTCGTCGAAGAGGGTCTCGAGTACGCCGAGCGGCGGCTGGGGAAGCGAGTGCACCGGTATCCGCACCCTTCGTTCTACCGGATGCTGCACGCCCGGGTGTTTCAGCCGTTCGATCGCCTCGAGGCCCTGGCGGCGATGGCTCTCCCCCGCCCGTCGCACCAGCAGGCGTGGGCGATGATCCGGGAGGATCTGGATCTGCCGACGGACACGTGGTGCGCTGATGGAGTGCGCGCCGCGGACTCTCCGTACAGGCGTGCGTCGATGGTCACTCACGGCGTGATGAAGCCGAGCACGCTCAAGGTCTCCCCGATCGCCGACTGGGTGAAGGCGGACTGGTCGGCGTGTCTCGATCGGCACTCGTGGGAGTTGCCGGCGGACTACGAGATGTTCGGCCGGTCGTTCGATGGCATCGACTACCGGTTCCTCGAGCCGATGTCGCGGCTGAGGCCCGATGAGTACGAGCGAGTCCTCGACTGGTTCCCGCTCGCGGACTTGGAGCTGTTCCGTCATGGCCTTTGAGATGAAGAACAGCGAGTTCCAAGTCGGCGGGGCCGGTTTCATCGCGGGACATCGCCCCGTGGATACTCTCGCTGGTGTCGAGCCCTCCGACAGTCTCGAGGCAGCAGCGGCTTCTGAGGTTGCTGCGATCGAGTCGGCATACGTCACCCGCCGCCGGGACGAGGATCGTCGCAAGCGGGACGCGACCGATTCGGAGTACTGGTTCGCGGTGGCGTTCTCATCTCGCGCCGAGAAGGAGTCGTTCCTTCGTGCGATCGGCGCTGACCCTGACGTGTACGGCGACAAATACTTGAGCGGGCCTGCTCTGGCGGCCCTTCTCGGCGTGGAGGTGGACGGTGGCTAAGAAGAAGGCGTTCAAGGGATTCAACCTGATGAGCAAGCCGATCACGGCCGAGAGTACGCGCAAGACTGCCGCACACAGTGCAGGCATGGAAGCCACCTACAAGGTCATGGCTCGCGGCGGCAGCGGCACCGCACAGAATGCCGCATACACCAGGGCCTACAACGCCGCCATGTCCAGTTCCAGCGGTTCCTAGAGTTCGGAGGTGAGTCATGGCGGGACGAGGACCTGCACCGAAGGATCCGTCGAAGCGGGCGCGGCGCAATGCCGACCCATCGCCGACGACAATCCTCCGGTTCGAGGAGTCAGAGCAACCGGATCTGCCGGAGGCGCTGTCGTGGCCGGATGAGACTCGCGAGTGGTGGGCGATGTGGCGGGATTCGCCGCAGGCTGAGCACTTCGGATCGACCGACTGGTCGTTCCTGCTCGACACGGCGATTCTCCACGCTCAGCTGTGGGGGAACGGCGATACGTCGGCGCTCGGCGAGCTCCGTATCCGCGTCGCGAAGTTCGGGGCGACCCCCGAAGACCGCGCGCGACTCCGCATGCAGTTCGCGGACGCGGATGCCGCGGATTCGAAGCGCAAGCCCGCAGGTGAGTCTGCCCGCGAGCGCCGGGGCCAGATCAAGGTGCTGCGGCCGGATCAGAGGGCCTCTGGGGAGTGACTGATCGGGGGTGACCGCGGATGTCGTGGAAGCCCCTCGATGGCGATGAGCACCCCACGCTCGGATGGCAGGTCATCGACTGGATCTCGGAGAACTTGGCGCAGCCGGACTCTGGTGCGGATCCGCGTTCCTTCGTGCTCTACCCGGAGCAGGAGGACTTCATCTTGAACTTCTATCGCCTGGACCCGGCGACGGGCCGGCGGAAGTTCCGGCGTGGCGTCCTGTCGCGTCCTCGAGGCTGGGGCAAGTCACCGTTCGCGGCGGCGCTCATGGCAGCCGAGGGACTGGGGCCGGTCATCTTCGATGGCTGGGATGCCGCGGGGCAGCCGGTTGGGAAGCCGTGGTCGGAGATTCGCACGCCGCTGGTGCAGGTCGCGGCGACGTCGGAGACCCAAACCCGGAACACGTTCTCGGCGCTCCAGGAGATGATGGAGGGCCCTGTCGTCGACAACTATGTCGGCGTCGAGATCCTCGGTGATCGGATCAACCTGCCGTCGGGTCGCCTCGAGATGGTGACGACGTCGGCGCGGACGATCAAGGGCGCTCGCGCTGACTTCGTGGTCTGTGACCAGACCGAGGAGTGGGTGTCGTCGAACGGTGGCTCTCGTCTGCACCAGGTGATCGACGCGAACACCGCGAAGCGTGGCGGCGCGTACCTCGAGACCCCGAATGCATTCCTTCCTGGCGAGGACAGTGTCGCGGAGAAGTCGGCGAACTACTGGGCGATGATCCAGGAGGGCAAGGCTGTCGCGGACGGCCTGTTCTACGACCACCGTGAGGCCCCTGGGGAGACGGACACGACGGATCGCGAGTCGCTGACTCTCGGCCTGCGGATCGCCTATGGCGACTCGTCCGCGCACCCCGACGGGTGCCTGATCCACGAGCCTGCCTGCCCACCGGGGCACGCGGACCTCGAGCCGCGTATCCAGTCGTTCTGGGATCTCACGAAGGATCCTGAGATCGCCCGGGCCGACTACCTGAACCAGGTCGTCGCGGCCTCTGATTCGTGGCTCTCTCGCCCCGAGCTGACGGCTGTCACGGATGTCGAGAAGATCGTGCGGCCGGATGAGCCGATCACGGTCGGCTTCGACGGTTCACGTGGTCGTGCTCGCGGGGTTGCGGATGCGACGGCGCTCATTGGGTGCCGCGTCTCGGACGGGCACCTGTTCGTCCTGGACGTGTGGGAGCAGCCTCGGAACACGAAGGACTGGAACGTCCCTGTGGCCGAGGTCGACGCCCGCGTCCGCGAGGTCTTCGATCAGCACAACGTGGTCGGCTTCTATGCGGATCCGAACGGGTGGACGTCGCAGATCTCTGAGTGGGAAGCGAAGTACGCGAAGACCCTCAAGATCACGGCGAAGCGGGAAGCCCCGATGTCGTACTGGCCGAAGGGCAAGGACGCGAACGTGCCGCGCCTCCTTGAGGAGCTGCACGACGCGATCGTCAACGGCGACTGCAGTCTCGACGGGTCGACCGTGCTGATGCGTCACATGCTGAACGCGCGTCGCCGGCGCACCCGCTCCGGGTACCTGCTCTACAAGTCCTACCCCGATTCGCCCGACAAGATCGATGCCGCGTATGCGGCGGTCATGGCCTGGAAGGCGCGCCTGGACGCAGTCTCGAAGGGCGCTGGCGCACGCACTCGCAGGAAGCTCGCACCGCAGAGGGGGGTGGCTATCAAGTGACCCTTGGAATCGGCCCCGGCCCTTCGGTGGATGTCTCCCATGAGCCTGAGCGGCTCCTGAACATCCCGTCGCTGCGTGACCTGTCCGAGAGCGTGAACGCGGACATCGCGCAGATGTGCGAGCAGATTCGTCTCGTCGCCGCACGGAACCGTGAGCGGTTCGTGTACTACAACGCCGAGCAGGCGTTCGTGAACATGGGCGTCGCGATCCCCCAGGAGTTCGAGGAGTACGCCTCCGTGCTGGGCTGGAACCGCACGTCGGTGGACACGCTTGCCCGCCGGATCCAGCTCGACGGCTTCGTTCGACCTGGCTCCACGGAGCGCTACGCGGACCTCGACGCCACGCTGCGCCGCACCCGATTTGCCGGCCAGATCAAGATGGCCGTGCAGTCGATGCTGATCTACGGGCCCGCCTTCCTCGCGTCGCTCCGTTCCGGCGGCATGACGAAGGTGCAGGCGTTCTCGGCACGGGACGCGACGGGCCTGTGGGATGACGTGCAGCCGGGACAGCTGCGGTGCGGTCTCGCCGTGCAGGAGTGGGCGCACTTCGGTGTGAAGCGCGTCCTCGTGTTCTATCCGGGCGCGGTCATCCAGCTGTCGCGGGTGTCGTTCGGCGCGGACTTCGAGGTCCAGCGGTTCCGCACAGGGCTCCCTGGGCGCGTGTCGCTCCGGCCGCTGACGTTCCTCCCCCAGCTGGACAAGCCGTGGGGCCAGTCGCGGCTCTCGCGCCCAATGCTCTCCCTCACGCGTTCCGCGGCGCGTTCGTTCCTGCGCGCGGAGATGAACGGCGAGATCTACGGGTACCCGCAGCTGTACGGCACGAACATGGACCCGGAGCTCGCTGAGCAGTTCCGCTCTGGCATGGGCCGGTTCTACGCGATCGACCTGCACCGTGACGAGGAGGGTGCGCCGATCCCCGCGGCCGAGGCTCCGGAGACGCGCATTGGGCAGGTCCAGATCGGCTCCCAGCAGCCGCACCTCGAGCAGTTGCGCATGACGGCGATGCTGTACGCCGCCGAGTCGCAGCTCTCCCCGGACAAGCTCGGTGTCATCCACGACAACCCCTCGAGCGCGGACGCGATCGACCGGGCCGACGGCGAACTGAACGATCTCGCCGACGAGACGGGCCGCGACCTCGCCGACCCCGTGCTCGACGTGCTGCACGACGTGTACATGCTCGAGAACGGCACTCCGGTGGTCCCCGACGACATCGTGGCTCTCGAGTGCGACTTCCACGATCCGGGGCAGACGACGCGCTACTCCTCGCGGATGGCGCTCGCATCGCTCGTCACCGCGGGTGCGGTCGCGCCCGGGGAGACGGTCACCTACGAGGCGGCCGGCTTCTCGAAGGCGACGGCACTGCGGCTCGCGGAGTCGTGGCAGGACTCGGAGCGCCGGAAGGCGAACACGGCGATCGCGGAGCAGGCTCTCTCGGCCCGTTCCAACCCGACGTCGGCGGCGCTGGTGGCGCAGCGGGAGTCCGGTGAGCAGCTGTGAGTGGTTGGGATGCATACCGAGGGTGGCGCAAGGAGTCAGCCAACATCGCTGACGCTACGTCGTACGGCATGACAATCCTGATGGAGAAGGCTCCGGACGGGCCTGATGTCTTCCAGTACCTCGCGACTGCGGCCCCGGTGGTGGCGACCTCCTACGCGCAGACCTCCCAGGACAACGCCCTCGGGTACCTCAAGACGGCGCAGCGAGCTGGTGGCCTCGCCCCGGTGCTGTACCGGCCGACAGCTGCTGCGCTCACGTGGGCGATCCTGCAGCCGATCGTGAAGTGGGCGCTGACGGACATCGTCTTCCCGTACGCGGTCGAGCAGGTGCTCCCCCGGCTCTCGCAGGGCGTCGTGCGCCTGGTATCGAACGTCGGTCGTGACACTGTCATCGGTGGCGCGGAGCGCTCTGGTCAGCAGGTGACGTGGCGGCGTGTCCCGCAGGCTGACGCGTGCGCATACTGCCGACTGATGTCGCAGTGGACGTACGAGAACCAGCAGGACGCCGAACGCACTGTGACCCGTTTCGGGTACTCGTGGCGCGATCGCAAGGGGCGGCGGCGTTGGCACGCCTACGACACCCCGAGCGCCGCGAAGAGCTCGAAGCAGGGCGCGGGGTCACCGTTCCACGGGCACTGCCGCTGCGAGCCCGTCGCGATCTACGGCGACTGGGACGACGCTGGCGTCCCCGATGAGATCGAGGACCGCTGGGACCTGTTCCACAGCCAGTGGGAAGACGCATACACGTGGGCCGGCACCGACCAGGGACGTCAACGCGACGAGCTCTGGGCCGACATCCAGGCCCGCCCCCTCTCGTCCACCGCGATGCTCTCCACCTGGAAGCAGGAGCGGCGAGACCTCCCCAACCTCGAGCAGATCGCCCTCGGGCGGATGCGCTCAACGCTCGGCATCCGCTGAGCACTCCACCCTGCAGCCCCACGCCCGTGGGGCCGTCCACCATGCCCGCACGACGCGGGCGAGGAAGGAGCCCGCGATGGGTATCAACCGCATGAACCTCCTGAACCAGACCGGCGCGGTCCGCTTCGTTGAGGAGCCCGGCCAGGATGGCGGCTCCTCGGAGCCGAAGTCCGCCGAGGGGGCCGACAGCAACGGCAACCCGAAGCCGGCCGACGAACAGGACGACGAGAAGCTCGGCGAGGGTGGCATCAAGGCCCTCCGCGCGGAGCGGAAGAACGCCGCCGACGCCAAGAAGCGCGTCGAGGAGCTCGAGGCTCGCCTCAAGGAGATCGACGATGCCGACAAGTCCGAGCTGCAGAAGGCTCAGGAGCGCATCGCAGAGCTCGAGAAGACCACCCAGGCGTACGAGACCGAGAAGAAGCACGCCGATATGCGCGCCTCGGTCCTCGCCACCAAGAACGTGCCCAGCGAGTGGGCAGATTTCGTCACGGGCGACACCGAGGACGAGATGACGAAGTCGGCCGACAGGATCCTCGCGAACCTGGTCCGCGCCGACGAGGGCCCCGACCTCCACGGCACCCGCGGCAACCCCGGCGGGTCGCTTGAGGCCGGGCGTGAAGCCGCGAAGAACTTCCGTCCCTGACACTCCCCTACCTACAGAAAGGCCATCTCATGGCTATCAAGGATGAGGACCTGACCGGGGTCTCGAGCCGTCGCGCGCTCGCCTCCCTCTACGGTCTCAACACCGCCACCACCCAGAAGGCCACCGCGGACGTGAAGGGCGGGAACATCCCCGCGCTCTCCCCCGTGGTGATCGCTGCGGACGGCACCGCCAAGGTGTACGCCGCCGAGGACGCTACGCCGACCGTCGGTGAGACCGACAAGCTCGGCTTCACCGTCTCGGATCGCGTTTCCGACGCCGACGGCAACCTGAACGTCGCCGTCCAGCGCCAGGCCCACGTGCGCCGCCCGCTTCTGTCCGCTGCGGCCAAGGCCGCCCTCACCGCAGCCCCCGAGGCCGCGGTGAGCCAGATCATCGTCGAGGAGGCCTGACATGGCGCTCAACACCAAGTACCTGACCCCGGCGGAGACCACCGGCTTCGTCCGTGGGCGGATCGAGCAGTACGCGCAGGGCGACGTGCTCGCGCAGGTTCTGCCCGACCAGACCGTCGACAACATCGCAGTCCGATTCGCCATCGGCGACGCCGGCATCACCCCCGAGGCCGAGGCTCGCGACTGGGACGCCCAGCCCGGGTCCGTCGAGCTTCCCAAGTCGAAGCGTCGCACGATCGACCTCGTCGCGTTCTCGAGCCGCATCACCGTCTCCGAGTCGGACGCTCTCATGTCCCGTCTCGCGGGCGGCGAGGGCTACGCGAACCTGATCAAGCGCGCCGGCGACACCGTCGCGCAGTCGATCTTCAACCGCGCGAAGCGTCTGCGCGGCACGGTCCTCGCCTCCGGCAAGGCCACGATCGACCAGGAGAACTTCGGGATCGACGAAGACTTCGGTCGCGACGCCGCCCTCACTGCGGCGCTCGCGCAGCTCGTGTCCGCGTCCGGCTCGGACGCCCTCGCGCAGCTCGGCGACTTCGTCGATATCTACGAGGAGAAGTCGGGCGGCACCCGCCCGGCGTACGCGCTCGCCTCCACCAAGGCGATCAACGCGTTCCTCCGCCACGCCCAGTTCGCCTCGAAGGTCAACGACGTCACCCGTCCCGCGACCCTCGAGCAGGTCAACCAGGTGCTCCTGGCCGCCGACCTCCCGCAGCTGGTCCGCTACAACGACAAGATCGGCCAGGACCGCGTCCTCCCCGAGGACCGACTGATCCTCGTGCCGGACTACGTCAACGGCGGCGGCGACCTCGGCGCGACCATCTGGGGCCTCACCGAGTCGTCCTTCAAGCCCGAGTTCTCCAGCGTCGGCGGGGCACTCCCCGGCGCGGTCGCGGCCGTGTGGGACACCGAGGGCACCGCCGGCAAGACCGTGGTGGACGCCGACTCGACGTTCCTCCCGATCCTGAAGAACGCGAACCTGTCCGCGTCGCTGAAGGTGATCTGATGCCGAAGCTCATCGAGAACGTGCTGATCGGTGGGCAGGTCCGGCTGGCGGGCGAGGAGATCTCGGACGCGGACGCCAAGGGTGTCCGCTCCGAGGTCTTCGAGCCTGCCGCCGAGGCGAAGCGCCCGCCGCGCGGGAAGCAGCCCTCCGACAAGTAAGGAGGCGCTCATGGCCGCGATCGAATGGGCCAGCCCGGACACGCTCGAGCAAGCCGACCTTGAGGGCGTCACCGATGCCTTCACGGAGCAGCAGATCACCTACTGGCTCGGCCGCGCGATGCGGACGATCCTCGACGAGGTGCCGCTCTCGACGCTGACGGAGCGGATCGAGTCCGGCAAGATCTCCGAGACCGTCCCTGCTGATGTGCAGGTCGACCTCGTCCTCTCGAAGTTCGGCAACCCGGGCGGGATCCGCACCATCCAGGAGACGAACGGACCCTCGTCGGGGTCTGTCACCTATGGCGGCGACTCCCCTGGACAGCTCACGCTCACCGCTGAGCACCGCCGGAAGCTGGGCATCCCCTCGTATGGGCGGCGGACAGCGGGGACGGTGCCGACATGGCGCTGACCGTGACCATCTATCCCGCCGCCACGACTGGTGAGGACGCGAACGGCGACGACATCGACATCCCCGGTGAGCCGTACGAGCTCGAGGTCGTGTCGATCTATCCGACGACGTCGGAGGAGCCTGACGATCCGAACAGGTCCCTGGTGGTCTCGGGGATGACGATCCTTGTTCCGGAGGGGACGCGACTGTCCCCGTACGACGAGGTCGAGATCCCCGAGTACGCCGGCCGATGGTCGATCGAGGGCGCGATCGCGATCTGGGATGCCCGTTCGAACCCCGTGCGCCGTCGCGGCTTCCGCCGCGGAGGGCGTGGCCCGGGACTGAATCTCGGGTGCGTGCAGATCAACGTGAGGAAAGCCGATGGGTAAGCCCAGCGTGCAGCTGAACTCCCGCGAGATCGACAAGCTGCTCAAGTCCCCCGAGGTCCAGAAGGATCTGCGCCGCCGCACCAACGCTGCCGCGAGGGCGGCCGGTGACGGTTACGAGGCTGATGTGACGGTCGGATCGACACGAGCGCTGGGGATGGTCCGTGCGGCCACTCCGAAGGCGAGGGCGTCGAACGCGAAGCACCACACCCTCATGCAGGTCATCGACCAGATGAGGGGGTAACTCGTGAAGTTCGCGAACCCGCAGACGCTCGTCAACGAGTACGTCCGGGACGCGACGGGCATTCCGAAGGTCGTCACGACGATCCCGAAGGAGAGGCCGCCTCGATTCGTGCGGGTGATCCGCACGGGCGGGTACATGCGCGATGTCGTCACAGATGTAGCGCGGCTGACCGTCGAGTGCTGGAACAGCGCCGGGAAGGTCGAGGCCGAGCAGGACGCACAGACGGTCCGCGAAGCACTACTGGCTCTCCCCGGACGGCTGCTCGGCGACGGCATCAAAATCCACCGCGTCAACGAGGTCGCCGGCCCCTCCGACTCCCCCGACCCCGACACCACCACTCCCCGCTACGTGTTCACCCACGAGGTCCACGTCCGCGGCCCCTACAGAAAGGCCCTCTGATGGCAGAGAAGGTCAAGGCCACCATCTCCCACAACCAGGAGATCGACGGCAAGCGCTACAAGCCGGGTGACTCGGTCACCCTCGACCCGGAGCTCGCCCGGGTCATCGCCGCACGCGGCGGCATCCAGGTCCGCGAGGACACCCCGAAGGCCCCGGCGAAGCCGGAGCCCGCGAAGAAGGAGGTCGCCAAGTGAGCGACAACATCAACCTCAACTCGAACAACGTCCGCATCGGCGGCGGCGACTTCGACGCCGTCTGGGTCGGCAAGCTCGGCGCGATCATGCCGACCGGCATCGACGACCCCACCGAGCACGACCACGCCGGCCTGCTGTCCGACGATGGCATGGAGCTGTCGTTCGACGACAACACCGAGACGTTCAACGGCCACCAGGGAGGCCGCGTCATGCGCAAGAAGGTGACCTCGTCGGAGGCGACCTTCACGTTCACCATGGCTGAGACGAAGATGCTCTCCCTCGGCCTGGCGCACAACATCACCGAGGCCACCAAGACCGGTGGCGTCGCCCGCATGAAGGCTTCGGTGTCCAAGCGCTCCAACGACCGCCGCTCCTGGGTCGTCGACGTCTGGGACGGCAACCCCGGCCAGGACGGCTCCATCTGGTACCGGTACCTGTTCCCGTCCGGCGAGACCGGCGAGCGCCCCACCCTGGCGTTCAAGAACAACGAGATCACCATGTACGAGACGCAGGTGACCGTGTACGACGACTACGAGTTCCTCACCAACGACCCCGCCGTCGTGGACAGCGAGGACGTCACCGAGGGTGCTCCGTCGGGAGCGTGACCCGCTGCCGCTCCACAGGCGCATAGCCGCGAGCGGCACAGAGGGCGGCACCCTCGCAGAAACCTGAGCCACTCCGACCTTCGGGGTGGCTCTACTCATGCCGGCGCTCGGCCCGTACGTGACGGTCCGGGCCGAGCGCCACCTCTGCACATTCGACCGTCACAGCCACTCGACCGTCACGAAAGGACCGTCACCATGCCTGAGACCAAGACCGCCGCCGAGCAGGCTCGAGCCGCTGGCGCGAAGACCCCCGCAGACCGTAAGAAGGCCGCCTCCGCGAAGGTGAAGGCGCTGCAGGCCGAAGCCGCCGACGGCGATGTCGTCGTCGAGCTCGAGGGCGAGACCTACACGGTGCACCTCAAGGAGTTCCAGGAGCGCTCCACCCAGGACTACGAGTTCATGGAGATGGCGACCAAGGGCATCATCCCCGTCCTGTTCGATGTCCTGCTCGACAGCTCCGATGTCGACAAGCTCAAGGACTCCGCGCGCGACGAGGAGACCGGCCGGGTCTCCTTCGACAAGATGACGGAGAGCTTCAACGCGCTGCTCGAGGCGGCTGGCGCGGGAAACTGACCGTCTTCCTCGAGCTCCTCCTGAACTTCCCGGAGGAGATCGAGGGAGACCTCGCGCACTACTACCAGATCGACCTCGCCGACCTCTGGCGCGGCAACGTGAGTCTGCGCCGCATCGCAAACCTGACCGTGCAGATCCCGGATGGTTCGCGGCTCTGGAAGGCCACTGGCGGCCCGCGGGCTTGGTCCGACGAGTACGCGGGCCTGATGGCGAACCGCCACGGTCTTGAAGTCCTCGCCTGGCAGCAAACCGAGGACGGGTCGAACGGGAAGAACTCCCCGTCCGCTCCCGAGCCCCCGCTGTGGTTCCAGGACGCTGACGCGCACGAGTCGAAGCTCGAGCGCAAGGCGCGGGCGCTACTCCGCCAGGAGCGCGCGCAGATCGAGTCTCACCACAACTGAACACGTCGCAAGGGGGAGTCGGGTAGCCGGCTCCCCCTTCTGCATGCCCGCAGGCGAGGAGGCACCTCATGGCCGTTGGAGGCTCCCCCACGATCGCAACAGCCGCGATCGGTCTGATCCCCGTCATCCAGGGCGTGCGCGGCAACATCGCCTCACAGCTCGCGGGCTCGGGCGTGATGTCGTCTGCGAACAGTGCCGGCAAGAGCGTCGGTCAGAACTTCGCGACCTCTGCCATGAGCGCAGCGAAGACGGGGCTGAAGTTCGGCGGGATCGTCGCGGGTGCCATCGGGGCCGTGACCATCAAGGGCGGCTTCGATCGCGCCCTCGGCATCGAGGATGCCCAGGCCAAGATGAAGGGCCTCGGCTACGACACGAAGAGCGTCTCCAAGATCATGGACAACGCTCTCGCGTCGGTTGAGGGCACGTCCTACGGCCTCGACGAAGCGGCCACGACCGCGTCGGGCGCGGTCGCCGCCGGCATCAAGCCGGGCCAGCAGCTCGAGGGCGTCCTCAAGACCGTCGCGAACACGGCCGCCGCGACCGGTTCGACGATGGACGAAGTCGGGTCGATCTTCAACACCGTGAAGGCCGTCGGATCGGCCTACACGGGCGACATCAACATGCTCGCGCAGCGCGGCATCCCGATCTGGCAGTCCTTGTCGAAGACCCTCGGCAAGTCACAGGACCAGGTCCGCAAGATGGCCACGAAGGGCGAGATCGACTTCGCGACCTTCGAGAAGGCCGCGAAGGACGCCTCCGGTGGCGTCGCGACCGCCATGGGCGACACCACCCGCGGGTCGTTCGCGAACATGTACGCCGCCGTGAAGAAGCTCGGCGCGATGTTCGTGACCGGCGTCCTCCCCCTCGCGAAGACCACATTCCAGGGAATCCAGGGCCTCCTGAGCGCCGTGAAGAACAAGCTCGACCCGTTGGTGCAGGGCTTCTTCGACAAGTTCGGTGGCAAGGCCCAGGCCGGCATCAAGTCGTTCTTCGACACCCTCATCGCGGGCGTCAACGGTTTTGACCCGACCCCGCTGATCAACTTCTTCGGGAAGGTCGGCAAGGTCGGCGGTGGCGTCTTCAAGGAGCTCACCGGCGGCATCAAGGCGTTCGGTGCCGCCTGGAAGTACAACGACGGCGACATCACCTCGTCCGGGTTCCCCGGGTTCATGGAGGGGGCCGCCTACCAGATCCACCAGTTCTGGGACGCCCTCAAGGGCATGGACTTCTCCGGCGTCTCGAGCATGTTCTCCTCGCTCGGCAAGTCCATCCAGGGCATCAAGGTGCCCACTGGGGCTGGCGGAGGGATCGCCGGATTCGGTGAGTCCCTGCAGGCGATCGGCCAGGCTGCACCAGGCGTGCTCGCCCTCGGTCTCAACGTCCTCGCGAAGGCCCTCGAGTTCCTGTCGAAGAACGCGGGCACCATCGCGAAGCTGATGCCGTTGATCGTGGCGGGCTTCATCGCCTGGAAGGTCCACGCGACCGCCACGAACGATGCACTGATCGCGCAGCGTGCCGCAACGGCGGCGATGGCACCAGTGATGCTGTCGAACAACGCGCTGATCCTCCTGAACAACATCCTCGAAGGGAAACGGGCGCGCGCGAAGGTCGTCTCGACCGCCGCAGAGAACGTGCAGACCGGGGCGATCAACAGGGCCACCCTTGCTGAGAAGGGGCGAGCGCTCGCGACGAAGATCGGCACCGCAGTGTCGAAGGGCGCGGCCCTCGCGGCGCGCGGTCTTGGCCTCGCGATCCGGTTCATGACCGGCCCCATTGGTCTGGTCATCACCGGTATCACCCTGCTGGTGGCGGGCCTAGTCTGGTTCTTCACGCAGACGAAGACCGGCAAGGCGATCATCGCGACCGTCTGGGCAGGCATCAAGGCCGCGATGGCGGCAGTCGTCTCCTGGTTCCAGGGGACGGCTCTGCCCATCATCAAGGCTGTCTGGGACGGCATCGCCACCGGCGCGCTCTGGCTCTACAACAACGCGATCCTCCCCGCATGGAATGGCATCAAGGCTGCTGTGGGGGCCGTCGCGAACTGGGCGCAGACCTCGCTTGTGCCGTTCTTCCAGTCGGCCTGGAACCTCATCGCGGCTGGGGCGCAGTGGCTGTACCGGAGCGTCATCCTTCCCGTCTGGCAGGGCATCAAGGTCGCGTTCGCGATCGTGGTCGCTGCCGTCACGGTCTACGTGAAGGCCTGGGTCGCGATCTTCAAGTACGTCGTCGCGCCCGTCTTCATCTGGCTCTACAACTCGGTCATCAAGCCGGTGTGGGCCGCGATCAAGAAGGCGATCACTGCAGTGGTCGCCTGGTTCCGCGATACGGCGTGGCCGATCCTCAAGGTCGTCGTCTCCGCCGTCGGTTCGTTCTTCAAGTGGCTGTACGCGTCGGTGATCAAGCCCGTATGGGGTGCGATCAAGACGGCGATCTCCGCGGTCGTCGGGTGGTTCCGTGACACGGCGTGGCCGGTCCTCAAGTCGGTCATCGGCTACATCCACGGGCGCTTCCTTGTCCTCCGACTCAAGCTCCTCGAGATCTGGGGAGCGATCAAGAAGAACATCATCGCGCCCGTCGTCTCGTGGTTCCGGGACACTGTCGCCCCGCTGTTCGAGAAGGTCATCGGCTACATCAAGGGCCGGTTCATCATCTTCCACCGGAAGCTCCTCGAGCTCTGGGGGGCTATCAAGAACAAGGTGATCAAGCCGGTCGTCGACTGGTTCAAGAACTCCGTGGTCGGCACCTTCTCGAACGCGGTCGGCTCGGTGCGCTCGAAGTTCCAGGGCCTGAAGGACAAGCTGTCCGAGGTCTGGTCGGCGATCAAGAACAAGGCCGTGAAGCCGGTCGCGGACTGGTTCACCTCGACGGTGAAGCCGAAGATCGACACGTTCGTCGACGGCCTGAAGACCGGGTTCAAGGGGCTGAAGGACTCCGTCCTGAAGGCGTGGGACGGCATCAAGTCCGGAATGAAGAAGCCGATCAACGGCATCATCAACATCTACCGGGACCACATCAAGACCCCGTTCAACTCGGTGATCAACAAGATCCTCGGGGGCAAGGCGGGCAAGAAGTGGAACCTGCCGGACATGCAGCCGTTCGCCACGGGCGGCTGGACCGGCCCGGGTGCCCGACTGCAGCCCGCCGGCGTCGTGCACGCCGACGAGTTCGTGGTGAAGAAGTCCTCGCGTCGCGGCATCGAGAGGCAGGCTCCGGGCTTCCTGGACCAGCTGAACACGCACGGTGCACGCGCCCTGACCCGCATGGGCATGGGTTACGCGTCCGGTGGCCGTGTGCTGCACGGATACAAGGACATCGAGTCGATCCCCCACACGGGCGTCTCGGTCACGTCGACGGTCCGCAAGGGTGCCCGCACCGCGGGAACCGGCTCCGTGTCGAAGCACGCCAAGGGGTACGCGGTCGACTTCGCCGGCACCGCGCAGGCGATGAAGGAGTTCTTCAACTACGTCCGCTCGAACTACAAGGTGTCGGAGCTGATCCACACCCCCATGGGTGGGAAGCAGCTGTCCCGTGGCGGTATCCCGAAGGCCCACTTCCCGGCGAAGACCGCGCAGATGCACTACAACCACGTGCACGTCGGCGGCTACGAGCCCGGGGAGAAGCAGGGCGCGGGCACCAGCGGTGCCGGTGGCGGCCTGTTCGACAACCCGTTCACGGGCCTGTGGAAGAAAATCTCGAGCAAGGTCTCCTCGACTGCCGGCGAGGGTGCGCTGGGTGGTCTCCTGACCGGGGTCACAAAGAAGGTCGTCGGCTCGGCGAAGGACTTCGTCGGGAAGAAGATCTCCGAGGCGTTCGACTTCGTCGGCGACACGTGGGACTCGGCGAAGGCCGGGGCGAAGGGTGTCCTGTCGAAGGCCAAGGCGTCCTGGTGGGCGACGAAGGCGCTGGTCCACACCGGCGCCTTCAACGGCACGAACCTGTCGTCGCTCCTGCGGCGCATGAATCAGGAGTCCGGGTTCCAGGTCGGAGCTCAGAACAACTGGGACAGCAACGCCGCGAAGGGCCAGGCGTCGCGTGGCCTGATGCAGGTCATCCCGTCGACGTTCGCCGCGTATAGGGACAAGTCCCTGCCGAACGACATCTTCGACCCGCTGGCGAACATCGTCGCTTCGATCAACTACACGAAGTCGCGCTACGGCTCCCTGACTCGTGGATGGGATCGCAAGGGCGGTTACGCGGCCGGTGGCTACACCGGTCCCGGGCCGAGACTCGCACCGGCGGGCATCGTCCACGCGGACGAGTTCGTGCTCCGCTCGGAGGCGCAGCGCTCCATCAGCAAGGTCGCTCCGGGGTTCCTGGATCGGCTGAACCGGATGGGCGCGGGTGCGATCGGGTATGCCAAGGGCGGCCTCGTCGGGTACGCCTCGGGCGGGAAGGTCTCGCCGACGGCGAAGATCGGCTCGTCGAAGGTGACCGTTCTGCTCGAGGGTCTCAGTGGCACCGAGAAGCAGGTGACGTCGGCCGCGGGGAAGCTCGCGGACGGCATCGTGAAGACGTTCAACGACCGGATGAAGGCGGCGAAGACCACCACGGTCAACAAGCTGTCGGACTCGCTGTCCTCCCTGAAGAAGGAGGCGTCGGCGCTCAAGAAGTCGATCTCGGCGACCACGTCGAAGTCGAAGAAGAACACCGTCAACCGTCTGGTCGATGACCTGGCGGCGCTGAGGAAGCAGCAGTCGACCCTGAAGGCGACGGCCCGGGAGGTCTCGAAGGTCACCAAGGTGACCGGGAAGACCAAGACCGGGAAGCTGATCACGAAGACGGTGACGTCGTCGACGGCTGCGGCGAAGAAGGCTGCGAAGGACCTCAAGGGTGTCCAGAAGCAGATCGATTCGACGCAGTCGGCGCTGACGCGGGCGCGCCGGGGTGATTACTCGGGTGCGGCTGCGGCGGCGACGAAGCGGCTGAAGTCGGTGCAGGCGGAGATCGACAAGACGGACAAGGCCCTCAAGGCGGCCCGTCGTGGCGACTACCAGAACGCTGCCCTGCTCAAGGGCACGAAGGCGTACAACAAGTACGCCGCCGGCGCGGTGTCGAAGCTCGAGTCGTACGCGGCACGGACGGACACGCTCACCGCGAAGCTGAAGACCGCCAACACCAAGCTCTCCGATGCGCAGAAGCTGTGGACCGACTACCGCTCGTCGATGGTCGAGAAGTTCCAGGGCACCTACGCACTGTCGGAGGAGTCGGCGACCACGGGGATCGAGACGATCATCCGCGGGTTCAAGAACGGCGCGGCGACGGTGAAGACCTTCGCGTCTCAGCTGAACCAGCTGAAGGCGAAGGGTCTCTCGGGTGGGCTGGTCGACCAGATTGCCCAGATGGGCGCGGAGTCGGGGTCGAAGGTCGCGAAGAACCTCCTCACGGGGAGCAGCTCGCAGATCAAGGAGATCACGAAGCAGTACAACGCGCTGAACACGGCATCGACGACGTCGGGCACGAGCCTGGCGGATCAGATGTACCGCAACGGCGTGAACTCCGCGAAGGGTCTCGTCAAGGGCCTCGAGTCGCAGCTCGCGAACGTCGAGAAGGCGTCCGAGACGCTGGCGAACACCGTCCTTGCGACGGTCCGCAAGAAGCTCGGCATCCACTCGCCCAGCCGCGAGCTGGACAGCGACGGCCAGAACAGCGCCATCGGCTACGGCAACGGCGTCTACAAGCAGATCCCGTATGCCCAGAAGGCGCTGGCCGAGATGGTCGCGACGCCGGACATGTCGGGGCTGCGGGACGTGGGCCGGGCGGAGATGCGCCCCGCGGCGCAGATCCGCGCGTACACACCGGTCGCGGGCGGCAGCGAGCCGTCGGTGGTCTACCAGTTCGGCGACATCCACGGCCACACGGCCGAGGACGTCGTCGCGGAGTTCAAGAAGGACCGTCGTCGGCAGCTGGCGCTGCGCGGTGCGTGAGAGGAGACCTGGTGAGCAGCTGGACCGACTCTCCTATCGTCAGCTTCGGCCGTGACGGCGACATGGTCATTCTCGGGCGAGGTCCCCAGGACTACCCGACCCTGCATCTGCATGGGTCGGAGGGCCTGGGGATCCCGCCCGTGGACATCTCGAAGACGGACCGGCTCACCTCGCACGGGTCGATCGTCCGCGGTGTCCGGTACACGGATCGGGAGGTGTTCCTGCCGATCTTCGTGGACTGCGCGGACATGTTCGAGCTGAATGCCCTGCGGCAGCAGTGGTACGACCTGGTCGCTCCGGACAAGGGCCCGGTGGAGATCCGCGTAGAGATCCCCCAGGGTGACGACACGGACCCGATCACGCGATCGATCTTCGGCTACTACAAGTCGGGGCTCGAGGGTGACTTCGGAGACGACTACTACGGGGACGCGCAGAAGATCGGCCTGACCTTCGACTGCCCAGACCCGCTCTGGCTTGGCCCGGAGCGTCTGCGCACGTTGCAGATCAACCCTGGTAGCAAGCCGTTCCTGTCGGACTACCAGTTCACGCGGAAGAACCTCGCGGTGAACCCGTCGTTCGAGTCCGGCCTGGCGCAGGGGGCGTCCCCGACGGGCTGGGCAGTGAACGCCACGGGCGGGGTGGACACGGCATGGGCGGGCGCGGGCACGCAGTCCGTGCGTGCCGAAGCGGTCTCGGGGGGAACCAACAACACGGCGTTCTACCCGTGGGGCACCCCCGACAAGTCCGACATGGCAGCGGTCTATGGCATGACTTCAGGGAAGACGTTCACGGTCGGCGCGACGATCCATCTGGGCGCTGCGCAGACCGGGACCATCATTGATCACGCGCGACGCATCGGCATCAACACGTACGCGAACGGCTCAGCCTCGTACAACGTGTTCCAGTCCGATGCAGCACCGAACGCGGCTGGCACGTACCGCCTGAAGGTGACGTTCACCGTCCCGGCCGGTAACCCTCTCGTCTCGGTGCGTCTCTCGAACGGGTCCAACACGGTCCCGGTCTGGTGGGACCAGATCACCGTCGAAGAAGGCACCACGGATGGCACCTACTTCGATGGGGACTCCACGGGCGGTGCCTGGACTGGAACTCCGCACGCCTCGGTGTCAGGCCTCGTTGTCCCCGGCACCGGCGTCCCGTTCTTCCCCGTCGTGCTCGCCGAATCCTTCGCTCAGGGCAAGTGGACGGTCGCGATCGACGGCGACTCCGATGTCTGGCCGACCTGGGAAATCACCGGCCCGGGGTCGGACCTCATCATCCAGCGCGGAAGTGAGCGCATCTTCATCCAGGGCCAGTTCACCGCGGGCAGCGTCACGCGGATCCAGACGGCACCCGATCGGATGCGGATTACCCCCGACCGCTGGAATGACCTGTCACTCGACTCCGACCAGTTCCCCCTCAAGCCCGGGAGCAACGACATAGCGGTGTCCCTCGCCAACGCGACGACCGACACGACCATCCGCCTCGTCTGGCGAGAGACCTACCGGGGGGCGATCTGATGCTGACCGTGTGGGCTCTAGACCCTCAGCGGGTAAGGCGCGGGCACCTCGTGCCACTTGCCTGCACGGCCATCCTCAAGGACGCCGACGTCGGCACGTTCCAGATCACCACTCTCGCCGGCGAGGACCCCGCGCCGAGGATCGTGCGGGGGTGGCGTGTCCTGCTCCAGGACGACGGTGTCACGATGTCCGGCACCATCCTCCACACCGAGCTGTCCCCGGGCGGCATGGAGCTGACGCTCACGGGCGAGTCGGACCTGCGGAAGCTGAACATCCGCATCACCTACCCGACCCCGACGCAGGCGGCGACGTCGCAGACCGCGGAGGCGAAGTACTCACGTAGCGGGCCCGCAGAGACGGTCATCCGGGACATGGTCCACGCGAACGTCGGCACCGGCGCGATCATCGCCCGACAGGAGCCGGGGTTCACCGTCACCACGTCGCAGGGGCGCGGGGCAACGGTAAAGATCGCGACCCGCTTCGAGCTGATGCTCGAGCAGGCACGCAAGCTCGCCCGCTCCGGCGGCGTCACGTTCGACGCCGTCCAGGAGGAGGACTCGCGAATCGTCCTGCGGTTCCGAGTCCCCACGGACCGGTCCCGCAAGGTCCGGTTCACCGAACGCAACGGCGGCAAGGGCGACGACGCGTTCTCGCTGGACGCCCCGACCGTCACGACGGTCATCGCCGGCGGACAGGGCCTCGGCACGTACCGCAACATCCGCGAGTACAACCGCGCTGGCTGGGTCGAGCGGATCGAGCAGTTCCTCGACCAGTCCTCCACGGACGACGACGCCGAGATCAAGCAGGCCGCCGACGAGGTCCTCGACCAGGGCCGCGAAGGCGCGTCCGCGACATTCAGCGCCCAGGAGACGCCGGACCTGAAGTTCGGCAAGGACTACTTCCTCGGCGACACCGTCGCCGTCCTCATCGGGGGCGTCACCGTCACAGAACCCATCCGTCAGGCGGAGATCGAGTGGGACGGCTTCGGTCGCACCGTGAAGCTCTCCCTCGGCGACCAGGACACCACCGACGATCCCGACCTCAAGCTCATCGAGCGGGTCAAGAAACTCGAAGCGCTCGTGCGCAGACAGGGGGCACAGAAGTGACCGAGTACAGCTATCCCGTGGTGAACCAGCCGCTCCCTGCAAACCAGTGGACCTCCGTCACAAAGGGCATCGGCAACGGCATCATCGACGAGGGCAGTGGCCCGTACCAGTTGTCGAACTGGTCCAACGCCGACAACACGGCGGTAATGAAGTGCCCCACGGCGGTCAACAAGCAGTACGGGCACGCGATCCTCGAGGGCTTCTACCACCGGTACGACGCGGATATCACGCTGTCGTTCCCGGCAGTCACGTCTACGCGGCGCTACATGGTCGTCCTGCAGTACGACCCCAGCAACGAGACGAAGCCCGTCGCGCTGAAGGTGCTCACGTCTCTCGACTACACGCAGGGCAAGAACTACATCCACCTGTACAACGTGGACAGGGAGCCCAACCAGCTCCTCACCGACGCCACGGTGCGCTCGCTTCGGCCCCGGGTTTCCCCCGTGCAGGTGTACGGGGCGTACGACCGTCTGCCGCTGGCGTGGAAGGTTCTGTGGGGCACCGTCGCTGTCGTCCACAACGACGTGACCACGAACAGCGTCCAGATGTACATCTCCGTGAGTAGCGGTTCGTCCGCAGCCGATGAGGACCGCTACTGGAAGCTGATCTACGACCAGGCGGAACCGTCGTGGCTGAGCGTGAACGACTACGAGAACTCTGTGGGCGGAACGGAAAGCGGGTATCCAAAGGAGATCCTGCGGGACGGCTCCACGCGCAAGATGCACGGGCGGATCAGAAGGCAGGACGGCTCGCAGTACTCGGCGGCATCCGGGGCGGGATACCTCGTCGCAACTCTCGGTGCGTCCGATACGCCGCGCCTGGCAATCTCGTACCCCGTCCGCTGTGGGGGCGGCACTGACGGTGTGCTCGCGCGAGGAAACGTCGTAATCCGTCGCAGTTCAAGCGAGGTCCGCCTCTACATCGACCAGGGTTCGTGTGCCTGGGTCGATCTGGGCACGCTGGAGTGGGACGTTCGATGAGCTACGACGACATGAGCACGAACGAGCTGCGGGCGGCTGCGGCGGCGATGCTCGAAGAGGTGGGGCGGCGCGAGGCCGAGCAGTCCGCGCGCGCCGCCGTGGACGATGCCGTGCAGGCCTACGCCGACAGTCAGGGCATCACGCCCCTGCAAGCCTGGCGTGCGCTCGCACCAGGGGGTGTCAACATCCCCGACGACCCCGAGCCAGAGCCGACCCCTGATGCACCCGAGTTCGTGCAGCCGAGCGGTGCCCACGACACGTACCAGGCGGGTGACCTCGTCTCCTTCCAAGGCCGCATCTACCGTTCCCGGATCGCCAACAACGCGTACAGCCCGATCGCATACCCCCAAGGCTGGGAGGCCATCGCATGTGTAAGAACCCCTGGGAGATGACCGACGCCGAGCTCGCCGAATACATCGAGCAGATGAAGAACGAACTCGCGCGCCGGCAGTCACTCGAAGCCGTCCGCGTCCAGATCGGTGACGCGATCAAGGACGCGCGCGGATCCGGCGTCCTCGAGACCCCGGAAGCGGGGGCGGACTACGTCGAGCCGGACGACGCGACGAAGCTCTGCGTCAAGGGCGACGTGCGCACCCACAACGGCGAGACCTGGGTGCTCGAGCACGGCGCGTGCGTCGGCCCGCCCTCCGTCGAGAACGGCTGGGTCAAGGCCGACCCCGCCGACTGACCGACCACCACCTCGAGGCCCTGCACCGTGCCGGTGCAGGGCCTTCCTCATGCCCAGGAGGCAACCCATGGCACTCGCTCTCGTGAAGCTCCCGAAGGCGTGGTCGAACCATGACCGCGTGGACCAGCTGACGGGTCCGGCGTACGCGTCGGCGACCCGGATGCTCTCGCGCGCGGTCGCGGAGACCGGCGTGAACTTCAACATCAACAGCGCGTACCGGAGCAAGGCGGAGCAGATCGCCCTGTTCAGGGCGAACTACACGAACCGGGGCACCCGGTCGAAGGTCGCCTCGACGGACCGCATGTACGCCGGCACCGCGTGGAAGCACACGGGGTCGGTCGCGGTCGCCTCCCCGGACCTGTACGGCACCGGCACCGGCGCGAATCACACCCTCGGGATCGCGATCGACATCGTGCCCGCCGCGATCCAGACCTGGATCCAGCGCAACGGCCCCCGGTTCGGGTGGTCGTGGGCTGAGGGCAAGCGCAACAACGAGGCGTGGCACTTCGTGTACTCGGCGGCCGGCGACCAGTACCGGTCGGAGGGCACCCTCGACCACGCCTGGGTGCAGCGCGTCGTCGGCGCGTCCCCGGTCGACGGGAAGATCGGCACCGGCACGGTCGCGAAGATCAAGGCGTGGCAGAAGGCGCACGGCCTCGAGGCCGACGGCAAGGTCGGCCCGGCGACGAAGGCTGCCATGGCGAAGGGCGGCACCTCGGGAAAAGGTGACGCCCCGGCTGCCGGGGCGACCCCGGAGAAGCCCGCGGCCCCGTCGAAGGAACCGGCCGCGACGCCCGGCTGGATGACCGGCGCAGATCAGTCGCAGACCTGGGGCGGGAACCCGCACAAGGCGACCGTCACGAAGCTCGTCCTGCACACCACCGAGGGCTCGGGGTACACGGACTACGGCAACGGCGGCTCGGCCCCGCACTTCACGGTGAAGCCCGGCCCCGCTGACGGCGACCACATCCGCCAGCACATCCCGACCACGGAGGCGTCGAAGGCCCTGGAGAACCGCTCCGGCGGCGTCGAGACGAACAACGCCGGCGTGGTCCAGGTGGAGATCGTCGGCTCCTGCGACCGGGCGTACGCGGAGAAGAACGGTCTGCGCTGCACAGAGGACTACGGCGACGACGACCTGGCATCGGTCGCCGCGGTCGTCGCCTGGGTCTGCGAGGCCCACGGCATCCCGCTCTCGGCGGCCGGACTTGCGTGGCCGACGACGAACGCCGCGTACCTCGACGCGCCGCAGCGCATGTCCGGCGAGGAGTGGACTGAGTACGCCGGCATCTGTGGTCACACGCATGTCCCGGAGAACGTCCACTGGGACCCCGGTGCGTTCCCCGTCGCCCGGCTCCTGGAGCTCGCCGGCGGCGCTCCCACCACTGCTGACCCCTCTACTCCCACCACGGACGGCGGAATGCCGAACGGGAAGGACCTCCTCATGGCACTGATCGCAGCCCCCGACTTCCCGCTGCTCCGCACCGACGGGCACCTCTGCTACTTCGGCCCGAAGACCGGGCCGAAGGAGTCCGTCTCCGGGCACCAGGCGAACACCCTGAACCCCGGCGACGTCGGCTCGAACGGCTCGACGGGCCTCAAGGCGTGGCAGAAGCGGATGAACGCCCGCGGGTACTCGCTGACCGTGGACGGGAAGTACGGGGACGCGTGCGCGAAGGCCGCGAAGAACCTGCAGAAGCTCGCCGGGATCACCCAGGACGGGCTCATTGGCCCCGACTGCTGGTATGCGGCCTGGCTGCTGCCGGTGAAGTGATGCTGTCCGCGTCGCACGGCCGTATCTCCCGCGACCCTCGCACGTGGATGCCGGGGTCGTGGGAGCCGGGCCGCATCCGCCTGGAGGACACCCTCGTCATCAAGGCCGTCCTGATCATGACGGCGACCGTGCGGGGCCTGGACTACCTCGCCCCGAAGCCGCCCCTGTCCACGCCGGCGGTCGAGTCCATGCGCGTCGCGTTCCCCCTCGCCGTGTGGGGGCTGCTGTTCGTGATCCCCGCGGCCGTGCTGCTGCTCGGCCTGCTCGGACGGATCCACGTCGCCGTCTGGCTGGGGCACGGCCTGCTCGCGGTCGTCTACCTCGCGCTCGCGGTCGCTCTCGGCAGCGAGTACGTCACCCACCCGTGGTGGAACGGGATCCGCTCCGCGACGGGCCTGCTGCTTCCCGTCGGCCTGCACGCGATGATCTGCCTCCGCACCGGGTGGCGGCCGATCACATGGAGGGCAGCCGATGAGTGACAGCCCCGTCGTCGTCTACGTGACCATCGCCGTCGGCGTCCTCCTCGTCATCGCCCAGGCCGTCCCGAAGATCCTCGGCCCCCTCGGCACCGGCGTGCAGGCCTGGTCCCGCAGTCGGCGTGAGAAGCGGATCGCCGACGAGGCCGCGGACATGGCCGACGTGCAGCGGCAGGTCACCTACCTCACCGAGCAGCGCGAGAAGGACCAGGCGCGCCACGACGAGGAGATGGCCAAGCAGCGCGCGGAGTTCGCCGACTACCGGCGGAAGCAGGCCGCGCGCGAGGAGCGCTGGCGGCGCGAGTGGCAGCACCACCGGCAGTGGGACTACCGCGCACAGGAGGCCCTCATCGGCCGCGAGCCCCCATTCGACATCTCCCCACCGTTCATGACCCCCGATCCTCCGAAGGAGAACACCCATGAGTGAAGCACTGGCCAGCCTGGCCGACATGTCCCCCATCGGCGCAGTCGTCGTCATCCTCGGCGTCGTCGCGTCCGTTCTTGTGCAGGTCGCGAAGCGCGCGCACTGGTCCAAGAGCACCACGCAGCTCGTCGCCGTCGGCATCGCCACGGTGCTCGGCATCGTCGCCGTGATCGTCTCCGGCGTCGTCGTCGGCATTCCCGGCGGCCTCACCGACAAGGTGTCCGTAGCGGTCGTGATCGTGGCCGCCGTCGCGGTCGCCTCCCGCGCCGCGTACGCCATCATCGGCCAGGCCATCCCTGATGGCACCGACGGCGACGATCACGATGAGACGCACCGGGCCGATGGCTGACCACGAGTGCCCCGAGTGCGGGGCCCGCTACGGCTCCGAGGCTGCCCGCGACCAGTGTGCGTTCCGAGACGCGGAAGCGGACCGAACCGAACGCGCCCGCCAGCGACACCGCTGACGTAGCGTGGAAGACGGCGGCAAGGGGAGTCCTCGGTGCTTGGACTGTCCGCCTCGAGCGGGGTCGTCGCTCCGCTCGACCAGCGCCCCATCCCCTGCCCGGGGGTGGGGCGCTTCCTTGTTATCCACATCTCATCCACATCGCCGGGTGTCGCGGGTAGGGTCGCCACTCATGTGGACCGAGAACGAACAGCGCACCGTCGCCGGCATGCTGCACGTCGGACCCGCAGAGGACATGGCGTCCGAGTACGTCGCCCTCGCGTGGGATCGGCATGGGGCGCTGGTGAGTCCGGACGAGGCGCGGCTCGCCGTCGCGCGGTGGCGGTCGTAGCGCGAGCGCGCATGAGAACGCCCCCATCCTGACCTCACGGTCGGGGTGGGGGCGCTTTCGTGCGTCCGGGGTCAAACGCTCAGTCCAACATTGCTGGTGCCAACGGTCCTTGCAGATGAGGCGTCCAACGCTACTCGTCCGCCGTGAATCTGAACTCGGGTGTCTGATGCGGAACGACGGATGGATCCTGCTCAACACCCGCTAGAGCCTTGCGGGCTTCGCGAGCTGCCGTGTCGTACAGGGCATGGTTCACCCAGGGCGCGAGCACTTTACCGCGTTCGTTGGCCTCTTTCTCGGAGAGGGGGCCCTGGTTGTCTCTCAAGACGATCGCCGCCGACACCGTCACTCCGGCGACCATCTCTCCGCTCGTCACGAAGAGGTCGCCAAGTAGCACCATAGGAGGATGCTCGGCACTGGTCGAGATCGCGCCGATCGTCCACGACACTGCAGGCACAGGCTCGGGCGCGCCGTCAAGATCCACCACATCATCCGGTGCAACCATCAACCGGAGAACGCTGAGTGACCCAAGTGCCACGTCCGGAGCGCCGTCAGGAAACATTTGGGCGAGCGTCTCGGGATCTGGGCCTTGAGGCCCGCCTTCGACACCCGTCACGCCTGGGCCTCCGCCATCGCGACACCGCGGAGGCGCGTAGCTCGGATCGCGTCTCGAGAGTTCCAGCGCGCCTTAGGCTGCTGGGCGATCGCAGCGGCAGTCTTCGTGCTCCAGACACCGGAGGACGCGAAGTGCGAGAGATCCTCGGACCCCTCGGCTACTCCTCCGGCGTCGACCTGGTGGCGAATCATCGCGCCGAGAGCTCGCGCGTAGCGGCGGATTGTAGAGAGCTTCGGATCGCTGCCGAGTCGCTCGAACTCACTGATGGTGGGCTGCGATACCCCGATCTGCTGGGCGAGCGCCTCCTGCGAGACTTGGAGATGCTTGCGCAGCGCGACCAGGTCAGACAGCATCTTCCGGTCCTCGCGCGCCAGCTCGAGGGCAAGATTCGCGCTCTCGTCCTTGAAGTACTCGGTGAACGGGTCGACGGGGCTCATAGGTTCCATCCTATATGCGGCGGGTCAGGCAACTATAGGGCCATGCCAGATCTCACGCTAGACGACGCCCCAGAGAGAGTCGTAGCCCGCCACCCACCGATCCGAGGCAACATCGATCTCGGCGTTCTGCCTCGCTTCGATCTCGTGCTGGGGGACGTCAACGATCTTGCGGTGGGAGCGCAACGCTACGAGGTCCCAGGGAAGCCGAGGATCTTCGGTCTCGTAGATCCGGAGCAGGACCGACCATGCGACAAGGCTGATCTTCAGCTCAAACAACGCCCCGTCACGAGCCACGGGCTCCACCTGACTTGGCTCGAGTGCTGTGCAAGTTTCGATGGCTTCGAGCGTGACCCGAATCTCGGCGAGGACTTCGGGCTGCACCTTCGGGTCGACGTCGCTCTTCACTGCGTCCACCAGTTCTCGCTGCACGATGTAGGGGTCGCTATCGACTTCGGCCCAACGGAGCGCCTGAGGTGCGTTGGTCGCATCGGTGCATCTCGATCGTCGAAACATCCCCATTGGTCGATCCTAGTGTCGTCGAGGGCCAAGGCGGCCCGCTTCACCACCGCCCCGGGTTCGCCACACGCAGCGCGCCCCTTCCGGTGCCAGCCCGGACAGGCCGGCGCGGCAGTCCCTTAGGCGCGGAGCGCGCGGCGAGCCTCAGTGAGCTCGGCGAGAGCTGCCGCATCGGTCGACTCGTCCGTGTCGGAATGCTTCACCGTGTCCTCGATGATCGGCTCGAAGTCGTCCACGAGCTCGAGCATCGCGCGGGCCGCACGCGCCGGATCCTCGTGAGCCAGGCCCAGGAGGATCTTCGTGCTGTACTCCTCGAGCGGGTCACCATCCCCGACGAGCCTCGCGGCGGCTGCGGCATGGCGGAACGCGCGCAGGACGTCGGCGGTCTGCACGCCATTGAGTTCAGTAGAGCTGGTCATTGGTGCCGCTTCCCCCTCGGAGCTGGTACGAAAGTCCCACGCTACGGGCGGAGGCCCTCGGCTACACGAGATTCGAGCCGGGTCCGGGGCGATCGTTGTGGATTCGTCATGTTCGCCCCGGGTTCGCCTCCCGCAGAGCGTCCTTCCAGTACGGGTCCGGCCGCCCCCGCGAGGTCGTGAGCCGAGCGCCCGCCAGGTGCACCCGGGCGCTCACCCACGCGAGGACGTACGGCTCCGCGGCGTCCAACTGCCCGATCCACGCGTCCACGGTGAGGTCCAGGTACTCCCCGTCCACGCTCACGCGCACCGTCTCGGCGGGGAGGCCGGCGTCCCGGTGGCTGTGCGAGAACTCGACGGGAGTGCCGCCGTCCACGGTCCGCCGGTAGCCGGAGACGACGCGCTCCGCGGCGGACAGCAGATCCTCATACGCGAAGTAGCGGGGGTAGCGGGTGCGGAGGTCGTTCATGCCGCCGGCTAACTCGAGGGAAGAATCAGGGAGAGCAGGCTAGCGAGGCACCCGAGTGCAACGCCCAACCCGACTGCGACTAGCCCCGCCCTGCGGCTACGCTCAGCTTCGGCAGCCTTCGAACCGATCGATCCGCCACCAAACAGCGACGTCGACACCAACTGTTCGAGTGTCTCCGGGCCGCCCTCGAACTTCTTGTCCTTGAGCTCGTTGTACTCCTGCTCAATCTGCCGCGATTCATCATGGTGCCCGCTCGCATACAGGTTCGCTCTGCGCGACTCCATGTCCTGGTGGATCTCCTGCGCCAATCTCCAGCGTCGTGCCAGCTTCCGATCCTTCGCCCACGGTCCGATGGAGCCAGCCAGGGACAGTGCCGCTGCGGCAACGTATAGAGCCACGACCACGTAAATCAT